AATCCCTTTGGAGGACACCCGAACCCCGATGCCCTCCTCTTCGTTGCCTAGATCAAATATGCGCTCTTTTAACTGTTCTGTGTCAATTAGCATAGTCTTTGCATTCCTCTCTCTTCTAGTTGTTTAAGGTCCCGAGTGTCCTCACGTTAAGCTCCCACACCCGGTCGCGGAGCTTATGGAGGCGGCCAGGTTGGATGGTGATAGGATCCCTGGCCTTTTCGCGCACATGAGGTCACGCATTTTTTACCTCTTTCTAGGGAGGCATTTTAGTCTTTTTTGAGCCTCAAGTTGTCTGGCGCAAACGGTGCTCCTCTCCGCTCGAACGAGAATGGGACGAAAGGGGAGCAAAGAATCGCCCCCCACTCATCAATGCAAACCCTGACTTGAATATCTGTTCTCCCCACAGGCGCGTTGGATAAGTCCACCTTAATACTTCCATCCGGCTGCAGGGGAGTTGGGTTGGGGATCCAAGCGGCTCCTGTGATATCACAGAAGCCCCCAACTGCGCTAGGATTAGGATCGCTTACAAGAAAGGGGCTGGCAAATGCGGTTGAAGCCAAGGTCATAATTGCCGCGACAATTGCATAACAGAATGTTCTCATGTCTTATACCTCCTTACGGTAAAATCAATGTGAATATGGCAATGATCAGGTAAAGCATCGAGCTTACGACCATAAAAATTCCCAAGGTTGCCAGAAGCTTGAAAAACAGTTGCTTTCTTCGGTTGAGTTCCAGAGCCTCTTCATTAGCATCCATACGGGCTAATAACCAATGCCATATTTTTTGACTTTGATTTTCATTAGAGGTTAAACCATAGCGCTCTTCACAATGTGAACAAAACGGTTTAGCCCATTGGGATTGGCGACCACAATAGCAAGTTTTCATTTTTTCCTCACAAGATTTATTAGGATGCTTGACATACATTAGTGATTCCCTTTTTGTCTTTGGCTACAAAAAAGGCTTGATCTGCCTTTTGAGCTAGTTCATCCGAGTGAGTAATCAGCAAAATTCTAACATTAAGCTGTTTTGATATTTTTTGAATCAGCTCACCAGCTCTCTCTAAATTCTGTAAAGCAACATATCGAAAGGGCTCGTCCATTATCAACAGTGGCTCAGTTTTGGGACGAGACAAAGACCAAATAGCCAGCCTCAAAGCAAATGACAAAACATCTACTAACCCGCCCCCTACGTCTGTAAGTGGATCTAATGATTCAAAAGAGTTTTGAGAATCTAACTTACAATCGCATTCTATTTGATTACGGCGCTGTACGAATTCGACATTGAAATCATAAGTAATCCAAGGGAAAACTCCTTTCAAAGCATCTGTTCCCAGCTGAGACAAGCAAAATTGTATAGAATTCTGAAGTTTTAAGTTCCAATCTTGTAAAATCTCCGCAGCCTCTTCATGGTGAGAAATAGACCGAAGGGCGTGCTTTTTCTGAATACGGGCTTCGCGCAGTTGGCTGGATAGGGCCTGCTCTTTTCCCTTCCATTGATTCCACAAGGCCTCCAGCTCTTCAGACTTCTTCATTGCTATTGGTCCTCATTAAGTTTGAATTTTTTAACAATGGCTTGGTATTTTTCCGAAATAGTTTGACTAAGATCTTCTAATTCTTCAGTCATTATATTGACTAGACACTCGGCCTCGTGCAAAGACCTAACAGACCAATCTTTCATCAACTGATCTTGTAATAGCTGGAGCTGACCTTCTAAGCGATGAAACTTATCTTCAATCCCTTCTATTTTTGCTTTCATTTCTATTAATTGTTTTTCTATCCCCATTGTGGAACCTCCTTCATTTATTATAAATTATAAACGGATCTTTTTCTTTATTTAAGTCTCTCGGGCTGCCTCTAGCGCAGTTTGAATAATTTTAGACACTTGAGGCTTCAATTTTTCTGGTTGGGGAACTAGGCTAGAAATAGATGTAACTTCCCCTTCAGACTCTGAAAGTTTTTTTAGTTTGTCCAAAAATTCGTCTAGATGAATAGAGCTTAATTCATATTTTTTTGAAGGATTTATAAATATTTCAGTTTCAGAGAAAGATAAAGAATCTTCTGGAAGATTGATTACGGACACTGAATTGTCCTCAGTATGCCAAAGCAAAACCTGAGGAACAAAATTCTCTTTTAGCAAATCAAAAGATTGAATGGTAAGGCACCCAGGATTTACTACCAATTTGTGGCCGCGCTTGATAGAAAATTGTCGGTGGAAATGTCCGGTTAAGAATAAGTCAAAATCCAGCTTGAAAACGTCTTCTAAGTCTAAATAGCTATCTTCAGTTAGCCAATGGGCTGGGTAGTCAGGGAGTTTTAGCATGGTATGTGCTACATAGACTGAATGATGATCCAGAAACCAAGACGGCCTATTTTCAATTTTGTCTCCCCAATGGTAGCAAGAGAGAATGTTAATTTTTTTGCTTAGCCACAAAACATTAAGCGCACTTTTTACCGACATATCCATATTGTGATAAGGAAGATCATGATTTCCGTATATAGTATAAAATTGATCAGGAAGATATTCCATTGTGAGTGATATTAAATAGGGGGACGATTTCCAATGATGAAATAAATCTCCAGCGTGAATTACTGGACAATTGTATTGTTTTTGAAGCAGGTAGACTTTCTTGACTTGTTCCCATTGCGATTCAAAAAACTTTTCATTTCTACAGGTGGGAATACTGTCTCTTAAATGCCAGTCTGCCGTTAGAATCGCAGTTACCGGCTTCTTGTTTTTTTGGGGAATTTTTGTCCGCACAATGGACATATCTCGGGCATCCTTTCGTTCCATTCTTTTCTGGCTTTTTCTAACTCTTTGTTGAGAGTGTCTAGCTGAGATTGAATGGCTAAAATTGATGATATGCTTTCCTGAAGTTTTTGGAGTTTACCCTGTTTAACTTTCATGTCTTGGTGGAGTTTTAGAAGTTCGTTTATTTCATTGCGGAGAATCATGTAAGGTTTTAGTTTTCCCAGTTCTACTTCTATCTTATTAATATCTTCAATAATTTCTGTTAGAGATTGAATGCTATTGCTTAATTCCTCTGCTCGGTTTTCTTGATTTTTCAATTCTTGTATGTCCTGTTGAATTTCGACTAGATTTGGAATTCGACTAAGTTCCTCCTCTAGCTGGATAATTTTTAAATCCAGTCCTTTGGCAGAATTATGAAGATTCCGAATTTGCTTAAGGATCCAACTGTTTGCTTTAGATAGAATATCTAATTTAGTAACTTTTTGGAGTAGATTAGCCCTTTCCCCTGAGCTGAGGGAAAGAAAGAATGGAGGATCAGTTTGGAATTGAAAATTGATATAGTTAATCGGTAAAAACTGACTAACCTCCTCTGGAACGTTATTCCCAAATGCTTTCAGTTCCGAATCATTTATGCGATACAGATTGACCGTCTTATCTTTGATTCGAGAAAGAGTTCCTCTCTCCGGGATTTTCAAACTAACTTCCGTAGTTCCACCCCAGTGAGACCTAAACGAATCTCCGCTGGGGCGATTCCAAAGCAACCATCTCAACGCTCTAACTACAGCAGTTTTTCCCGAGTCGTTGTCTCCTAGTATTGCCGTAACACCTGGGCCGATTTCCAATTCTGTATAATGGTGGCTTTGGAAATTTTTCAAGATTATTTGCATTTTTAACTTCCTATACTCCGAAGAGATTCTGGAAATACATTCTTTTTGAAATCACAAAAGGGCAGTATCATATACCGAAACATTAACTTAGGACAGTTGACTATCCACCAAAAGCTTTCAGACAGCTTCAGCTCCAAATCTGAATACATAGGAGATGGTATACAAATCATTTCCTGTTTCCGGTCTTTTTTGTATATCAATACGGGAAGCCTATTCCCGGATTGAATACAGGTTTTCTCTAACTTTATAAGGAATTGTATTAATATTCCTTCGCTTTTGATATTGTCTGAAATTATATCCAATTTGGGATAACCTCTTTTCAGCTCAATCACAAATTTGTCGGTCAGTGGTTTACCTTCTGGCTTAACCGCCATTACATCTCCCCAGCCAGGGTTGTTTTTGTCTTTTCCTCTTGCCCAAGCTCCACTTCCAGGAGATCTCCAAAAGATGTCGTTTTGCTCGCCATTCGACCACCACAAAGATAAACTTCTACAAATTTTTCTTTCAAAAGCAGATCCTTTTTGATGTTTATTCTTGAGGGGTTTTTTGGTCTTGGGAGTCATTTGTTATTGCCTCCTCCCTTTGGTCCGGCCGAGAAAACCGCGCCTTTCGCTTTAACTCAAATTTTGCTTCAACTTCCCTCCATATTCTTATAGTTTGCTTTATAATATCACTTTGTAGTCCACGCTTTTCCACCAGTATTGTAGCTTTTTCAATAGATTGACTTAATTTCTCATCACCTACACAATAGACCGTTGATCCGGTCATTTCCTTAATATACTGTAGATTTTGCCGGATATCATCTATCCCGTAATCATACAAAATAGTTAATGGCGCAGATCTGAATGGTTTCCAAATGGAGCTTTTGAAAACCTCAACTTGTGTTTCCACACCAATTACTCGAGAGATAGTCTTTGATCCAATGGTTTTGTCCTGCTTTATAGGTTTGGGTTTTCCACACCGCAGCCTAAGGCTGGAGTAAAAACCAATAGCTTCTCCACCAGGTGATATATACTTTTGACCATATGGCCCGGCTTCTAAGTTTTGACGGATTTGATTGGAACAAACCAACAGGAAGTTCTTATTCACTAAAATCCGGCAAGTTTTCCTAAGTTGCTCGCTGAACTCTTTGGCTCTTCTCATTCCCATTCTATCTTCTTGATCCATTTCCAGATCAGTTGACAACGCTGCTAAAGAATCCGCAAATATCCCAGATGGTTTATCAGGTCGTTCCGGCTTCCATTTCCTTATAGATTCAAAAACCTCTGGAATGGTGTTAGGAACAGTGTAGCTAATTTTGTTTTTGTCCAGCCCAAAAAGCGAAGCAAATTGGAAGTTCAGCCTCCCTTCAGGGTCGTGAAACATAACATTTCCACCTTGCTGAGAAATTCTTCCTGCTATCTCAGAAAGCAAAACCGTTTTTCCACATCCCGATGGACCAAAGATCTCAACCATTATGCCAAAGGGGATTCCACCCTCCGGATAAACACCACCAGATATGGCTAGATCCAAGAGGGTGGATCCTGTGCTTATAACTAATGTTTCTGGTTTTGGAAGTATAGATTTATCGCTTGTTCTCCGAGCTATTTGTTCGTCCAAAGGAACCGTTGGTTTTCGGGCAAAAGGAGCCATTTTCGAATTCTTCCTCTGATTTTAGTCTATATCCGGAAGATTTTCTTCTTTTATATCTATACACTCATCCCAGATTTTACAAGTGTCACACTCTGGGAAATCATCTGCATCTACTCCAAATTTATGACCATGTGGGCAACGCTCCTTTTCAGCATCGGGCAATTTTCGAGGTTTGCCAGTCCCTCGGCATATTCTACAAACCTTTCCGCGTGAGTCTTTTCCAGATCCCTCGCACGCTACGCAAACATCGTCTTTTGTCTTTTCTTCTTCATCTTCCATCAGAAAATCATCATCATCTTCATCTTCCTGAATTTTGGAAGGTTTTGGAGCGATTTTGGGCTGTGGGGATCTTCTTCTTTCAGGTAGCCTTCTACTAGCAGTAGGCTTCTCTAATTCCTTCTCAGTTCCATCTAAATCATTTTCATGTATTTCCTTTGACTCTGGGACTATCGGCTCAGTATCCAATTCATAGAACAGACTTTCTAACTTTTTATACGGCAAGATAATCAAAACCTCATCTAATTTGGGCACACGATTAAGTATAGATTCTTTATAAGGATTTTCTCTTTGCTGAAAATCAATACGAGAAGCCTCAGCAAAGGGGCGTCCAGTTCCAATCGTCTTCGAGTCAAACCGGATCCGTAAAGTGAGCCCATTTTCCAAATCAGGAAATATGTCATAGTCTTCGTTTTCTTCCAATTCCTCTGCTAGCAAATTTTGGAATAGGAAATGAGACATATCCCAAATGTGAGGTACTTCATCATATTTTTTGGAATGCTTAGGAATTACTACATACAAATTTCTCATAGATGGCTTCAATGGATCAACTTCTTCTTTTTCTGCTCCTTTCTTGATCATTTCTGCCCGATAATTGCAAATTGGACATGGCTTCTTTATCGAGGTGGGACATACTACAGTGTCATTGTTTATTCCTATATTTCGGTGAATTTTAAATGGGCGTTTATACCATAAGGATCCAGGAATAGCAATTCCTAATTCATCATCTCTATCTGGGTGGTCTTCTGTGGTCACTTCATACGGCAAAATATCCAGCAGAACCTTAGAGTCTGGTTCTGGAGAAAAGATACTTATTTTAGGAGGCAAAGCCAAGTAGCCATAGGTTGCCCCACCACCGGATTTAGTTTTTTCTGCATTTGCTCTAACTTTACCTGCGAAAAAACTCTTTTTCATTTTTATTCCTCCTTTGGTTGATCTTCAATTTTGTTACTATAGCTGGGAAACTTTTCCAGAAAAGCGGAAATCCATCCAGTCATTTGTGCTTTGCTATACAAATAGACAAGAAAAGGAACCAGCAACCCTAAAATAATCAAAATTAAAATAGTATATAGTAGAAGATCAATCATGGGTTTTGGTCCTTTTTAATCTTTGTGAAACTCGAAATGCTACTTCTTTCTCTTTTTTCTCTTTCCATTCTTTTTCTAGATCTCGCGGGACTTTAGGGCCAGCAAAATACTGTTGCCCATGTAGTCGGACTAAATTTTCCAGAGCCGACTTTTTGGCTTCCATGGCTTTGACAGCCACCATAATAACTTCATACTCATATTTAGCGGAAATATAATCATTACTAGCGGATTGGTATTCTGGTTGCAGTAAAATCGTGTTTTGAATAGCGGCTTCTGTGATTTTAACTAGGCCTCGGGATTCAGGGTTTTCTCGGATTTCCTTGTCTAACTTGGATCGTATTAAGTCTAATTTCTCTTTGGCTAAGTCCATATCTTTTCGCTTTTGGGCAGCTTCTCTTCCATACTTCATCATAAGCTCTGGCTGCCTTAACCATTCTACATCCAATGCACTTTCATCAATTGAGATATCATCTTCATAATTCATTTTTTACAATCCTTTCACACATTGATAACAAGCCAAGACCAGCCGGGATTTGTCGCCATAGAAGGTCTCTGAAAACACTTCCATAATTGCGGCCACTCTATCATCTTCAGAGTTTAGTAGCACAGTGGAACAGTAATTCATGATATGTTTCCGTATGTTTTCTGTATCCTTTCCTTCCATTTTTCTGAGAATAGATGAAACGTGCTTCCAAGATGCACGCTTGATTATGGCTTGGCATAGCTCTAAACTTGTGGACTCTTCCAGTAGAAATGATGTAGAAACATCGGATCTTTCGGATTCAGGAAGATCCAGAATTCTTTCTAAAATTTGAAGCGCTGTCCTGGGAAGCCCTTGACTCTCAGCGATAATTCGCTCGTATAACGATTTGCTAAGTGACTGGCCTTCGGCTCGGACTACTCTTCTAAGTAATAGCATCATTTCTTGGGATGATAACTGAGGAAGCGAGAATGTAGCACATCGGCTTTTAACTGTAGGCAAAAGCCGGTCTGGTTCAGTGGTGCAAATGAAAAAGAAGACATGATCGGGAGGTTCTTCCAGAAGTTTGAGAAAGGCGTTTTGTGCCTCATTGGTGAGCTTGTGAGCCTCGTCTATGATCCAGGCTCTACGTTTAGATCCCATTAAAGATGGCAGCCCAGATAATTGGATTATCTCCCTCACGGTATCAATACCACGAAAATCCGAAGCATTTATTTCAATTTTCCCGTCCCCTTCACAGCCCAGATTCTTAGCACATATACGAGCCAGGGTAGTTTTCCCTGTCCCTGTAGGGCCGTGAAACAGAAAGGAATGTGGAGGATCCGTTTTAGAGATAGCAGCTTTAATGGAAGCTATCAATTCTGGCCGTCCAATCAACTGATCAAAATCAGCCGGGCGATATTTTATGTGAAGAGCCATACTATCCTCTCTTCTTCTATAAAATTATAAAAATTTAGGTAATTTTATTTAGATTCCAGTGCTTTTTCATTGATAAAGGCTCTCCAACATCGCATATTTCGAACTCAACCTCTAGAGGGACATTTATCCAATTCCATTGTCGTTGTAATTTTTTCTCGGCTAATCTTTTCAGAACTTTTGCGCACCATTGAAGTTCTTCTGAAGGACATTCTACTGTTACTTCATCATGCACCTGGCTTACTAAGCGACTTTGTTTTTTATTTTGTTTCAAAAGTTGATCAAATTCTATCAAAACCCATAACAAACAATGAAAAGCGGTGCCTTGTATCGGATAGTTAGAAACCTGCTTTCGGTCCATTAATCCGCTACATCGAAAACCAGTCAGCATTTCTATATAACCATTTTTTATGTAGTTTCGCCACATTCTTTCTTTCCATGCGGAATATGTTTTGTAACGCTCGTTCCAGAAGGAGTCTTCCACTTTCTTCACGTGTTGCTCGAAGCGATTAAATGACAATAAGTTCCCCCTTCGGCCCAATCGAACTAGCTTTTTTTGTTCCAGATGCTCTAGCGCAGGCGTACCGTCTTTCAATCGAGAGTCTGCGGCCCATTTAATGAGATTCTTAGTGCAATTTACGTAATAATCTCCATAAAACTGAGGGAATACGAAGGAGTTCTTAGCAGCTTGTCTAAGGCGAGATTCATTAGGATCGTGCTTATCTAGAGAATCGAGAAGAAATAGCTCAATTGCCATATCACGATGCATATCACCATTGAGAGTGTCTTTGATTAGTTTTTCGTCCTGCGTGTAAACACAAGCAATACGAACCTCTATCCCAGAAAAGTCCATAGACAAAAACTGTTTCCCGGGGCGAGGGTATAATACACTTCGACACATTTTCATTGTCTCGAGATCCCGTTTGGGGAGATTTTGGAAATTGGGATGATCTGAGCTAGATCGATATGTTCTGGTGGTGTGAAGCTGAAAAAATGGATGTAAAATTCCATCGCATTGTTCTCTCAAAAATTGGTCTAAGTAAGTGTCTCGGATTTTTTTGAGCTTGCGAATTTCTAAGATTTTGTCTAATTCTGGAAGTTTCAGTTCCTTTAATGCTTCATCATCAGTGGAACCTTTCCCTGAGGCAGTTAATTTTAAAGGCGGGGTCTTCTTGAACTCGTATAAAAATTTAGATAGCTGATCATTAGAATTGATATTAAACTTAGAAGGACCAACAAAAGTCTTCCACTGCTGTCCAAATTCGGATTGGACTAGCTCAGCCGTTAGATGATCAATGGTGCGGGATAATTTGTTTTTTAGCTTATTACATTTTTCCGTTGCTATTACGATTCCATTTTGTTCCATATTTTCCAAAGCTATTGTACCATTATGAAATAGGCGATAGGCTTTACTGAGAGAAGGTGATTGAGATATTTGAGAAATTTGGATTTGAGCTAGACGATAAGTTAGAAGTGCGTCCATACCACAGTACTTTAACAGGTCTCGGGTTTTTTCATGATTTCTTATCAGAAGCTCTATCTTGTTTTTGGAATTAGCCCCTTTGTTGGAGCTTTCTACAGAACTTAAAAAGGGAGCCACAGATTCATCATAATTTGGAAGGCCGAATTGAACATAAGTCTGAAACTTGAGACTAGTTATCCCGGCTCGGTTATCTAAAATATGAGCAGCAATCATTGTATCCCACTTCCAGCCTTTTACTTCACATTTCAATCGTGCGCGGCTCCACATCTCCTCAAACTTCATATTATGAGCAATTTTTTCAATTTTATCATTAGCCAGAAGTCCTTTGAGCAGTTGGAGTTGCTCCGAGTCAGATTGATCTACCAGAGATGCTATGGCTTGATTTTCGCTCAGAGCGATTCCAATAGCCACTATCTTATGCCCATCCGCCCAAGGTTTTAGCCCAGTAGTCTCATAGTCAATGGCTATGGTAGAGCCTTCTGGAATGTCTCGAATCCATGAAAGGTCTTCAGCGATTTCAATATACTTATCTAAATCATCTAAAGTTGGAAAGTTTTTCTGGGTTAACTTGATCGCGTTTCGAAGATCCCTTTTCCATTTTCTGGATATTTCTGGGGCTTCTCCTGTTCTGAGAATAAAACTGGGATGGTATGTTGGGCATATGAAAGATCTTAAGATTTGGTCTGGTATATTCCATCCAGCCCATTTCTCCATGCTTCCAATATCCTTTTTCCAGTTCATTCCGATTACAGATTCAACAGCGCAAGATCCTAATAAAATTATTACTTTCGGGTTATATGTTTTGATTGCGCTCAAAACTTTGTATCTGCAAAAGGAGATTTCCTTGGATGTTGGGGCACGATTAGATCCGCTTTTAGTCGTTGGTCGGCAGTTAACTGCATTTATACTTATGCAATCTTCAAACAGTTCCACTCCCAAGCTTCTCATAGTTTTCTGAAGTAGTAAACCGGCTTTTCCTTGCCATGGTTTTCCTCTTTGGTCTTCCACCTCACCGGGAGCTTCCCCCACTACCATGATATTTTTCTTTCCTTTGCCAAAGGGCTCTATACAAGGAGATTTGGCATTAAGATACAGTTGACAATCAGAACATCTCCCTGGCAGACTTTCTGGTTGAGATGTTCCAGCCTTTATCAAAAGTCCTTGTTTAATCATTGCTTTTTTACAGCAAGAGCTAAAGCGTAGATCTCTTTATATTTGTCTAGTTCTGTCATAATTACAATTGCAATAAAGTTTTTAGAGCTTTCGACAAAACCAATTAACGATTCCTGATTAATTCCTGCAAGTAAAAGTTCCGAATCAAAGTCAATGCTAAAATCAGGTAGCTCTTTTAAGCAACCAGCAGAAAATGATTCCTTAAAACTCGCAATCTGAGTGCTTCTTGCTATGACACACGTATTTTCACTTTTTTGTAATTGAGTAAAGGGCTGCTCGTCTTTACTGCAAAAAGCGCTAGCTCTCTTTAATGTAGGAATTAAGTCGGGAACTTCTGAGACTTTATACAAATGCACAGAAGCAAAAGACTTCCAAATATCTGTTAGCTTGTCGAATTCTTGAGCTCCAGCATCGGCAGTTACTATCAATAGCTTAATCTCTATATTGTTTGGAGTTAGGAAACTAATTAATTCGGAGTCATAAAGCATTATCTTATTGATATTATACTTTGTTAATGCTTGAGCGGATTTAGCTCTTAAGAATAGATTATCTATCTCAAGGCCAAAATCAACTTTCCATGCACGAAACCCATCAGTTACTTGTATTGCGGTTTGCGTAAAGTTCAATAAGTCAAAAGGAGTGCATAATGCTTTTGCCGCAATTTCAATTCCTTTTGGAAGCAATTTTGCGAAAATATTTTCATGAATGTCAAAAGTTCTCAAAAGATTACCATTGCTTTGCCACATAACAGGAACTTCAGCTTTACTCACAGTAAGCGAGCAATTTATCCCACTATGCTCAATTATTATCTTTGAATCTTCTATCGTTAGTATTGACGTTTTTGAATTGTCAGGTAATAAGTCAATGATCGAATACCACTCATTGAATGGTATTTGTATACATTTATCATAGCATAAGATTTCCGAAGGAATTTTCGCAGCAATATCAAATCCTTGTGCTATAATTCCTTCATTATAGAGTAGTAACTGAAATGGAACTATTTTAACGTCTGAACATGCTGCGTAAATTGGTTTAGTAATAGCAGTTAATCGTTTAAGTTCAGAACATTCAATTTCAATCTGTTTCATTGCACTTTCTCCCTTCATAGTTTTTATAGAAAATGAATTCTGAGTAAGTCTAGTAATTAAAGCTTGCTCAGAATTCATTCTCTTGATCTCATATTATGTTTTTCTTACGAAGAGCACGCATAAATCTCCAACTAATATAAACTCCAGTATCGGTTGTTGTTTTTGCAACATTTACACCCAAAGATTCAAGTTTCTCAGTAATTGCAGTTTTTAGTTCCTTGTGTTCGCAATCAAACCCAAGTTCAGAAAACGCATCAGCAATGATCTCAAAAACATCAATTTTGGATTTTTGCCTTAGTCCTTTCTCTTTTACTTTCTCCTTTACTTTCTCCTTTACTTTCTCCTTTACTTTTTCTTTAGTGGGTTTCTCTTTCGAAGGCGTTTCTTGCTTCTCCTCTTCTAATTTGTCTAACTTGAGTATAGATTTCAATAATGTTGTTGACTTAGCAGAAAAATGATCATTTTTCCAGTCAACAAGCTCTCCTGCTTCTTTAATCATCTCAATAAGCAAATCAAGATCTTCTTCGTCAGGGTTCAAAGCTGGATCAAGACCTAATACTTCATTCATTTCTTCTGCAAGCTTCCTGATTCCCTTTACGTCCATGATTTATCCCTCCTGATACAGATATTGGTGATCAACTATAGATATTATAGTGACATCTTCGTTTTTATTAAGATCTACGTAAAGCGCTTACTTTCAGTATCTCCATGGTTTTGAGACTCTGCTTTTAAGCTCCGTGCAAGTCTTAATTTTTCTAGTGTTGAGCGAACAAATGTTTTATTTTCATAGCTAACCAGTATATTGAATTGGAATCCAATTTTGTTCAAAAAAGAGTTAAAGTCATTAACTCTATCTTCGAACCGCTTGAGAGAGTAAAATGTATATCTGTGATAAAACCATGGTCGTTTGCCATACTTATTTTCAATATAATTTACAATATCAGAAAACGCTGCATTAAATTCTAACACAGATAGTAAATACATAAAAGCATGATAATTTAATATTTCGTTATGTAAACTATCATCAAAAAGTTCTTTGAAAAAAAATGAATAGCTTCTTGCTCTTTGCACTATAAGATCCCTTTGGCAAGGTAAATAACGCGACAGTAATCCACGATCGATTAGCTCGATAAAAGGCTGATGTTTTTTTTCCACTGTTTCTGCTATTATCGTGGGGCGCTTATATGTATGGGGTATAAACAATAGTTTTTTATGATCAGGATTATAGATTACAAATCTAGCGTATTTTCTTGCAAACAATGCTACTGTAGAGTCAGCACTATCAAATTCAAAACGCTTGAAAAAATCAAGGTCATTAAGCCCAAATCCATGAAAGCTAATACTTTCAAGAATATCAGCTGGAAAATACCTTCGAATTGTTATCAACCATGGAACTGTCAAGTCTTTGCCAAAAGCAGCTATTCCGCCAATAGCAATTCTTTTGTAATTATTTATATACTTTGAAATAATTTCTAAGGGCTCGGGATAATGAATTGTAGGAACAGGATTAAGGCCATTACTCTCCATTATCTTCTGATTCTCATAAGTTTTTATCGGATTTCCTATTACATCTAATACAGCATATTCAGTGATAATATCCTTGTTTTCATGTAAGAACTTAATATAACTGTCTATGTTTATATTAATTCCTTTTGTGAATGCACTAAATGCCCCTGAATCCACAAAAACTTTATCAATCCATGGTTCTAAATAGAATGTTTCATTTGTAACATTACCTTGCATTTCTACCTCCGAATATAAGCGACATCAATTCTGCTCTTGCTGCTATCCCTTTTTGAGTAGGCTCTAAGAATACCCCGGTCAAACTTGATGTGATCATTATACTGCTTTGCTTTTCAACCCCTCTCGCCCTCATGCATAAATGATTTGCTTCTATTATACATGCAGCTCCAATACATTGTAATTTTTCTTGTAGAAAATCGACAACATTTTTTCCAATTCTCTCTTGGATTTGAAGCCTTTTCGCAAAAGTATCTATAATCCTTGCAAGTTTACTTATACCAATTACTTTCCCGTTACTACCTGGAATATAAGCAACATGCGCCTTTCCGAAGAAAGGAAGAATATGATGCTCACAAAGAGAATAGAATTCTATATTCTTTAGAAGAATCATCTCATTATAACCTTCCATATTGAAAGTTTTTACAATCTCATCAAGATTTTGATGATATCCCAAGCACATTTCTTTTAGCGCTGCAATAACTCTTTTTGGAGTCTCTTTAAGGCCATCCCGGTTAGGATCATCTCCTAAGTATTCGATGATTCGTGCAATATTCTCTTCAATTCCTTCATGCTGTAGAGAAGGATGTTGACGCTCCCAAGGAAATGAAACCCATACTCCAATCAACCCCTCAGATTGTTTATCAACCAAAGTAACAAAAGGTTTTGAAGGATATTTTTGTTGATAGTAATTTTTTGTCCTTCCTGAGTCAAGAATATCATCTAAAATAATATCAGCATCATCTGGAGAGATACATGGAATAGCGTTTCTAAGTAGAATGCATGCTATCATGCCACCATTAGGTACTCCATATATTTTCTTTTCTGAAATATCAAACTTTGCTATTCTCTGCCTTATATCATCCCAGCTAAGTATATACTTATCCATACTTATCTCCTCTAAGGCAAATTTACAATTTTATGGATTTGGATTGACAATGTAATTCTATTCGGATCAATACTGCTAGAGAATATTACAAACTGTATAATCTCGTTAGCAAGTTTCGGATCTGCGTTCAATGGGCTCAATAAGACCCTTCCTTTGTATCCCAAACTGTCTATCTTCAATAAATCCTTTGAAAACCACTTAAGATCTTTTGCATCATGAATTACATACTTGACAATAATGTTAGGAGATTCCCAGCGTTGATTGTCGTTCATATATTTACTCATTCCGCTAGAAGGACACTTTCTATCAATAATCCAGTATGCTTTTTTAATAAAATCTCCAGGGATTCCTATTGATCCATTTGTCTCGACTTGGACAAGAAAACCCCTGCTATATAAGTCATCAATTAGTCTGACAATATCTTCATATGAGTTTGCAAGAGGTTCTCCTCCTGTTAGCAAGATTTGTTTGATTCTATAGCTTTCAATCTTTTTGAGTAATTCATCGAGATCATATAATACTCCACCATACATGTCTTGTGCTCTCTTTGTATCACACCATATGCACTTCAAATTGCATCCCTGGAATCTCACAAAAAGAGTTATACTGCCTTGATGAAAGTATCCACCTTCTCCTGATATAGATACAAAGATTTCATTAACATTAAGCATCTCACATCTCCACTTCAGCCCAGCAATTAGGAGTCTCGTAAAGAATGACTTTATCAAGCTTGATTTCCTTGTCATTTATTGACTTTTCGATCCAATCAACAATTATTGAAGCAATCCATTCAGCAATTCGTTCTGCTGTTGGGCAATCAAAGGGGAATCCGATATTGTGCAAATCATTCAAAAGAGAATGATCTAAAATACTTGTAATTCTTTGATTTACTACTGCTTTAATATCTCCAAAATCAATCAACATTCCTTTATTATTAAGCTTGTCCCCTGATAAGCAAATAATCAATGTATACGTGTGGCCATGAAGGTTTCTGCATTTCCCTTTATGAGTAGGAAGAAAATGCGCTGCATCAAACGTTGTTTTATAGCAAACCTTTGTCTTCATCTCACTTCCCCCCTATTGCATATTATATGCAAAAAGCTAAAATCCATTGTTATCTCCTATAGGAATGAAGAACTGGTCTTCCAATTTGTAATCTTCCCAAAACAGTCACAGGTCTCAGCGGATCAAAGTCTGCCTCTCTTACCACAATCTCATTTATTCTTATCATACCAATCCGTTTTTCCTCAGGAGTCTGATTCAACCCATACATCGCTGTGACGTGGGCAAATTTGCGCTTATCTTCGCTGAATTCGCTCATCGTCAGAATTGATTTTTTATAGCCATCGGCTTTTATCTGAGTGGCAGTTAACACTAGGCAATTAAACTCTTGTGACAAAGATCGTAACCTTTGCCAGATACGATTCTGCTGATGCCGATACTCTAAGCGGGCAAAATCCGCATCAGGGGCTAATATATCTGCATAATCAATTATAATTAGATCCGGATTGAATCCTTCACTACGCTTCAGGAAGGTTATTTTATTCTTAATTTCTCTGATAGTTAATGTTTCATTGGGATATGTTAAGATTTTGAGAGATCCCTTAGTTTTTCTACCAAAGCGAATAAGATATTTATAAGCTTCCTTTTCCTGGAGAGGGGTTTCCGCTTCTCTCCAAAACAGCCAAGGAAACCCTTTCATTTTTTCACAATTATGGCAGATCTTATGATTTGGGTTTAGTTTAGCTGCATTGATCAATGAATCATAATTCAATGCACTTTCCTCTTCATCTACGGTAAAAATTGGACTTCCAGAATTCTCCCTAGCAGAATTATCGCACTCATCTACTAAGTTCCACCAGCAGTCCAAGTCAGCAATCCACATACCATTACAGTATCGCGGATCATCCGACTTCTTAGCTAACCAGATAACAATCCTGCGCAATTGTTGCTCCTCTGTCATATCCCCAGCTTGGAAAAATAGGACTTTAGAACCAAACCTCACTGCTCTCATAGCCAATTCTATCAATAGGAATGTTTTCCCAATTTTTTCCCTTCCCATTATTGCCACGAATGCTCCGCGGCACATTTCACGATCCCAGAACTCTCCTAATGCTTTGGGGGTTTTGATCACAGAAGACTGTTTCTGAGAAAATGCAGAAGCAATCTTTTTTCTAACACTAGTGGAAAAAGGATCTAGGGGTTCACCAAATTCCTCATTATAATCAACCCCTAATTCAAGCAGAGAATTTTCAGCTTTATCAATTTCATTACGTTCTAAATATTCAGAAGCCTTAGAAATCTGATATGCAATTTTTCGCTTTTTGAGATAATTTAGAGCTTGGTCAATAAGGTATTCAGAGCTTTCTGGGTCTGGGGCTTCATATGACTCCAAAACACTTCCAACCCACTCTGCAATATCATTATCAAGATGGGGTAAATTAGAGTAGAAAATTTGCTTTATGTTTTCTCTGGGGGCTCTAGAGTATTCTTTCCAAAAGCTAAGGCACCACTTAGCTATCACACGGGAGGCTCTGGATTCCAAAATTTTTGGATCCAGAAAGTTGATAATCTTTTTTAGAAAACTATCCGAGGTTATTGCAGCTTGAATTATCCTACGCTCAATGAAATCACCCGATTCATTCTCCATGATAAATTTCCCTTATAGAGCTTTTTAGTATTCTACTTCTGCTATAGATTGAATCCGGAGATCTGGTCCTTGGATGTGTATTATTCCTGAGTCTCCACACATTTCCCGGATTCGAGAAATTAACCGCTCATCACCTAGCTTTTTTCCCAATTCGCTTAATGAGAAGTTGGAGGTAAAAATAGTAGGTAAAATTCTAGCATATCTTGAATCTACCAGCTGATACAGTGTTTCATAGACCCATGCGGTTCCACATTCTACACCGATATCATCCAAGACAAGGTATTTTATTTTTTTCAACATTTCTACTTTCTCAGAAGTTTCCGGATTTTCATTTCGGAAACTCATCCGCAAAGATTGTAGTAAATGTGGAACGGGCTCAAACCGAAATTGCTGAGCGAAATAGGGAAGTGCTTCAGAAGTCAAAGCTTCTCGGATTTCCTCTTGATCAATGGGCAGCCATGCTAACTTAACCATTGTAGAAATCATAAGCTTTGCTGCCATTACGCTTTTTCCACTACCAGAATTTCCCCACAAGTATATGCTACGATTTAGCAAATGAGAAGAAAAACCGCAATTTTGAATTTGGAAGTCAGAATCTTTCAGGAATGAAATAATTCTTGGAGATACTCCGCATCGCGTCATTAGTCTCGTCCGTGATATCATTGATTTGCGCTGACCTCCCTCTGGGATTTGTGGGCAGTTCAAAATATTATAAGTTAAAACTTCGGTTTCATTACTATGCCCTCCAATTTAGCCCGGATTTCCGGCTGATCATAATAACCGCTCCACCCTGTGCCAAAGGAAGTTGTTCTGGGATAGCCGCCAGTGTTAGGTCTGTCGGAAAAATAGTTGCGGCGGGGGTTGGAAGGAAACTTTTCCTTGGGTTCATCAAAGTGGTAAAGTTTCATCTCTGCCGGATCATCTAGCCACCGCTTCTGATTCAACCAAGTAGATGGGTGCGGAATAAATTTTGGGTCTGACCATCGCTCAGACTTTTTCTGTGCTTCCAGGGCATTGATTATGGTTCCCCAAGTTGGGCGTTCTGATGGCTTCTTGTTACACATACGTTCCCAGATAGTCTGGCACTTACCTCGATCAATTTTTTTGGGATACCGCGACCAAAATTTTTCAAATTTGGACGGTGTGATTGGCTGGCTTTTAGGATTTAAACCTTGACTGGTAGTAACGAATTCTGAAGATTGGAGGTTGCAATTTTCCGGATTTAGTTTTTTGTCGCTCATAGTAGTAGTAGTAATAATAATATTTTTATTTTTTTCTTTTTTAATATTATTATTTATATATATAGGCGAACCCATATCGGGGGAATTTTTCCCATATAGGCATTTTTTTTCAGAATCGGAATTTTTTCCATATATGGGATCTGTGAAATGTGTTGAATATATTGGAATTTTTTCACTTTTATCAGTACTACGTCTACAGCCATTATCATTATCATACATGGGCTCACCCATATTAGATGGATTTTTCCCATATAGGCATTTTTTTTCAGAATCGGAATTTTTTTCCTGTATAGGAAGTTTTTCTCCTATATCGGAATTTTGCAAAATTTCTAACCCCCAACGAGACAATTCTTGGTTCAAGGTTTCATTGTCAGGAAAATTGTTTTTTTCTTGAGTGAATAACCATAGTGCCCCCGCAATCCTTTTTGTGTGTTTAGTTCTGTAGTAGAGCTTTTTTGCATATCCATGTTTTCGTAGCATTCTCAAGTAAGTGGTAAGGCGGGAAGGGTCTTCTTTAGTTTTTCCCTCCAATTGTATTTTTAGATCTTTGATTGAAAATGACTCTGAACAAGTAGATAGCAGAATTAGCAAAAATGCTTTAAGATTCAGACTTAGGCGTGTATCATGTAAAAGTGAAACTTTAGCTGGTATGGTAATTTTGGGATCTACGGAGAGACCAGACTCTGTGTAATCGGTTGGTATAGATGGCCTACGAGGATATGATGTTGTTGTCATTGCACTCCCTCCTTTTACAGAAATAGATTTTTGGGCTTAGAAGTTCCTTGGCCCATTTTCTGGCTTCATCTAAAGGTAACGATCCAGGATCTTTAATCTTGGACGGAAGAAGTAATATCTGTGCCTTTTTACCTATCATTCGGATTTCTGATGCAAGTCTAGCAGCTTGGTTTTGAGCCTCTGCGTCTTGGTCAAAGATTATTATCATTCGATCAAATAGCTTTGTCAACCATTTCACTTGAGATAATTTGTAACTGATTCCAAATAGAGCTACGCTCCGCTTTCCCATTTTCCATGCATCAAATATTCCTTCTACCACTATCACAGATTTGTAAGTTAGTGCTTCTGGATGCAGATAAAATATATTTTTGTGGTGGATCAGTTCCAGGGATTTTGGGCATGCTTTGTATTTTATGAGTGAACGATCTGTGATATCACGCGCCTGAAATGATACCATTCGATCTTTCCAGAAAATAGGAGCTAGTATTCGGTATTTATAATCAGATCCTCCCAAGATGGATATTGGTCCGGTTCCCATTATTTTCCATTCTGTAGCGATTTCCTCTGGATCTGGAAAGCCGCGTTGGATGAGATAAGATTGGTGATATTTTCTTAGCGGTCCGATTCCTGTGGGCAGTTTTAGTTGGAGGTTTTTTTGTGCAGATGGGGGTGGTGTTTGCTTTCTCAGAATTTCCCAACCTTCGGCTTCTTTAATCAGACTTCTGATTTCACTCCATGATTTTTCCGGACATAACTTCTTAAGAGTGGGAATCAGGGGCTTCCATCCGCATCGCCAGCAATAGAAATACTCAGCTTCAGCATTCCACCCAAGGTGGAAACCGGGGTTTCCAATACACCAAGGGCACTCCACATTTATCCACCCTGGGCGGAAATGCTTATGGCCTTCTGGAGCTGTGCTAATTCCCAGCTCCGACAATAAATACGCCATTTTCATTGCTTATTCAATGGCGTAGTTCTGATTTTATGTCGGATAAAACTTTCCATATTCTTTCCCATGTCCATCCCTGTTTTTTTAGTTTTTTTATTATTTCTCCTCTAGATGCCTTTGGGGTATCTTGGAGAAAGTCTTCCGGAGAACTTATTATCATTTTCACTAGCTGTTTAGCATCTTTTCCTAGCGAAGAGTAAATTTCCAAAAAATCTTGTGAGGTAGTTGCTGGTAGAGAGGATTCTTGCTGAAGATCTTCTAGGTAGATTTCAGGGTGGTATTTAGACATCAATGTTTTCATTCTGTAGCGAATATAATTTACTGCCCAAGTTTTTTCTGATGATTTACCGGGGCAGTAAGTTCGCTGGCTTTCTATTACGGCTAAATGGCCCTCCTGAATCAGATCTTCTTCATCTATCCAGGAGGGCTTTTTTATATTTATACGCGAGCACCATATAGCTTTTCGGATTGTAGCATCCATTTTTCCTCCATAATTGATTTTTAGGCCACATGGGATCGGGACTTTAATTCTGAAATCTGATTTTTTTTGTTAAAATTCTTTCAGTTCCCTCTTCTCTCCAATAGTCTAAGTAATTATATAACTTTTTTCGTTTTGGTTAAAGCCTTCCTTGTTAAGGCAGCTTTCTCCACACTTTTTTATTCCAGCTGCCGGGCTTATTAACTTTTTTCCAGCCTAGGTCTCGGGCTAAGCGGTAAAGCTCTTTATGTATCATATGCTGTCCTTGAAGCTTTACCAGCTCTGCTACCTGAGAGAGATCCTCTCGTGTCCAGGCATCTTCCGTTAGAAATGGATAGAACCTTGCAGCGGTATTCAGTGTGTATGCTCGGAGATCCTTTATCATAGTGATTCCTCCATTGCTGATTTTTGAAACTTTTTTATTGCTGCCTTTACTCTACTTTGAGGAGTTTTTAAGCCGATATGATAGTTATCCTGAGACAAGATAACTTCACAGTCCTCGGGAGGGGTTTCTCCAGTTCTGTATATTAGGTCAAATTTTGCCGGTGCGAGGGCTTCCGGGATCGGATAAATTCTAATAACTAGCTTTTCGCCTTCGCAGGATTTTGGTTTTTCGATGCTTTCTAGTTCTTTGTGGCTTTTGTACCACCGCGGTTCTTTCTTTATGACTATTACACAAGGGTGTCCCGAGCGGGGTCTGCCGTTTGGGAATTTCACTATGAGGGGCATCCATCCCCTTCGATGATACCCTCGTTCGTCGAAATTTTCCAGAAAACTTCCTGTCACGTTCGCGACTATCTTTCTCATGTTTCACCTCCATTGGTTTTTGGTAAATGCATTTGTTGTTTATCCAGTCGGGCTTAGCATGTTCACACCCGGCACAGGTGCCCCTCCATTGTTTTAGCTGGGGGCACCACCAAAATTTTCTTTTTGTTACCTGCACACTATCCCCTCCCTTTCAAATTGTATTTGCTGGGCTTCTTTCATAAAATTGAAGCCCCATACTATATCACTAGGGCGAGGGACCTCTGGCTTATTTGTGGGAACGGTTAGTATTGCTTTTCCAGATGTCAGGTCTAAATGGACGGGAACCTTTAGTATAAAGGTTTCCATGATGAATTTCAGAAATTCCTTCTCCAGTTTGGATTGGATCTCCAAACCTCTCTTTTTTGCGAGTCTTCTGACATTTCTTTTATAATTTTTTACGTTCATTTTTATTCCTCTTCGTAGTATTCTCTGATTAGCTCTGTCAGGAGCTCATCCGGTTGAACATCCGCCCCATCCAGTACTTTGGACAGGATAGATCTTTTTCTGTCCAAGAGGGCGGCTATCTTTTCTTCAATGGTATGCTTTGCTAGGAGATAGTAAATAGTGACTGAGGACTTTTGCCCGATTCTATGGCATCTGTCCTCAGCTTGATTTAGTTCCCCTGGAGTCCAGGGGAGCTCTAGAAAGGCCACATTAGATGCAGCAGTCAGGGTTATGCCTGTCCCTGCTGCGGTTATATTTCCGATGAAGATTTTGATTTGCGGATCGTTCTGGAAACGATCCACTGCTGCTTGGCGTTCTGGGGAGGGTGTGGAGCCGTCAATTTTGACGGCCTTCTCGGAGAACTCATTCATTAAGCGGTCTATTACGAAGCGGTGGTGAGCAAATACTACTAGCTTCCCGTCTACTTCTATGAAGTCCCGGATCCACTGGATTGCTTCGTCCAGCTTCCCGCGGACTGCTTCTTGTTTCAGAGCTTCGATTTGAGACAGGACATTAACTTTGGAAGCATCCTTTCCATTTTCCCGAAGCCATTGGCGAAAGTTATACTCTGCCATGGCATAATTCTTCCTGTCAGCAAGATCCATGGGGAGGATAGATCTTACTTTTTCTGGGAGGTCTTTTAGAACGTTTTCTTTTTTTCTCCGGATCATCACTGTGGAGGTGAGAATCCAATACAGTTCGTCAGTATTGGTTGCCCTGCTGAAATCCCATCCAAAGCGGGTTTGCCGGGCACCACAATAACGCTTTGCGTAGCTAAAGAAATGCCCGAATCCAGAGGGAGATAAAACTGACAGGATAGTATAACCCTCGAGCGGGCGGTTGACGATTGGGGTTCCAGATAGCCCAATCGTATGGGGAATTTTAGCCGCAAGGGCTTGGAAAGCTTTGGTGCGCTTCGCATTACGGTTTTTCACGTAATGCGTCTCATCTACTACTAGAACTTTGATTCCTGCAGACTGGAGTTGGGGCAGCCAGGCAGCAAGAATATCGTAGTTGGAGATAAATATCTGGGAGGGAGAAAGCTCCTTTCCATTTTTTCCAGACAATACAGTTATTGTCTCCCCTGGAAGCCATTGGGAGGCCTCACGGCCCCAATTCCATTTTACGGAATTGGGACAAACTATCATAACTGGTCGTAGCTCCGGGTGAATCCGAAGCCAGGCCAACGTTTGAACAGTTTTCCCGAGCCCCATCTCATCTGCGATGAGGGCCCGTCCCTTCCTGCTTTCCAGGAAGGCTACCCCTTCCTTCTGGAAGGGGTATAGTTTTTCTTCTAGATCTTTGGGGAACTGGATCGATGGAGCAGATGATGATATAGATGGTTGATTAGCGGTTTGATCAGTGATTTTGAACCCCCACTTTCGCAGGGATTCAATATTGTTTTGAGTAGGGGCGGCAGTCCAAATTTTTCGATCTGGATGAAATCTCCGCCCATCCAGACCTCTGACTCTGCCCACCATTATGGGATCATATCGGAATCTTATTTCTAAGATTCCATTTTTTACTGTTGCCTCTATTTCTAACCTCCATCATTATTTAATTTTGAAACTATTTTAACCCGTCCTTATTTTTTAGGCAAATTTCGTTAGCCTTCATTTTCTGGCATTTTCCGGCATTTTACCCTGAATACTAGGCGATATCTATTTTTTCTCATTTTATCTTTGATTTTCGCCGATTTTCTCTATTTTGGTATTTATTTTTTTTTCGGCTGGGTATAAAATTCTCAGCAGGGGGTGAGAGTGATGTCCCAACAAAGTTCTCAAAGTGATGATAGACCTAAGAGGAGAAGAAGACCGAAGTTTTATCCAGAGTATACGCGGCAGGCTTACAAGTTAGCTATTTTGGGCCTGACTGATAAAGAGATGGCTGAATTTTTCGGGGTAAGCGCTGATACTTGGTATGCATGGCGGCGCAAGTTTTCTGAGCTTGAACAAGCTATCAAGCGTGGTAAAGTGGATGCTGATTCTCGTGTGGCAGAGGCTCTATTTAAAAAAGCCTGCGGTTTTTACCACAGGGAGGTTGACCTTCGGGTTATCAAGGGCGAACTGGTCAAGACTGAGTATTTAAAGCATTATCCACCGGACACTACTGCTGCGATATTTTGGTTGAAGAGCCGAACTCGGCCATATGAGTTTCCCTGGTTGGATGTAGACCGGGGAAATCCTGCCAATGATGATCTTAGAGCAAGAGTTGCGGATTTTGACAAGCCTGCTCTGAAGGAGCTTTCTGACGATGATCTTCGGAAGGTGGAGAAATTGGTTTTTAACGTTATAGGTGGAGGAAAGAAAGCTGTTGGCTAGTAAAATTCTGACATTTCAAAAAACCCCACTTAAGTCATCGAATTCTCCCTCCCCAGAGGATGTTTCCCGCGCATTAAGAAGAGCTTCTGTGGAATCATTGATATCCTCTCCGGTTAATGCTTTCCGCTTGTGGGTGGCAGTTAAGAGAGAAATGTGTCGAAGGTCATTGTTAGAGTTTATCAAGACCTTTTGGAGAGAAGTTAGTAATGATGATTTTTGTTTTAATTGGCACATTGAGTTTTTGTGTCAAGAATTAGAGCAGTTAGCATCTAGGGTGGGCAATAAGGTTCCTAAGACACATGATTTGATTATCAATATTCCTCCTGGCACAACTAAAACCACAATTTGTAGCATAATGTTTCCAGTCTGGTGTTGGATAAATTGGCACTGGATTAGATTTATTACCGCGTCCTATTCTGGCGCTTTATCTTTGGAGAGTGCAGAATATAGTCGTGATTTGGTTAGATCGGATTTATTCCGTGCATTATTTCCAGATTTGACTATTAAACAAGATAAAGATACCAAGAGTAATTTCAAAATTCAGAAGCGAATGCCCAATGGGAGTATAGCTTTTGGTGGGAATCGTTACAGCACTTCGGTTGGGGGAACTTTAACGGGTTTTCACGGTCATATTTTGATTGTAGATGATCCACTAGATCCCAATCGGGCGGTTAGTGAAACAGAGATTCGTAATGCTAACCACTGGATGGAAATGACACTGTCCACTCGGAAAGTTGACAAAGAGCGTTCCCCTATTGTTCTGATAATGCAAAGACTTCATGAAGATGATCCTGCTGGTCATATTTTGTCTAAAAGAAAGTCTACCGTGAAGCACATATGCCTACCGGGGGAAATTCGTCACTTCAAAGATCAGCTGAAACCATCTCATTTAGCTGCTAGGTATATGGATGATCTTCTGGATCCCGTGCGAATGAGCTGGAAGGTATTGGAGGAAATGGAAGTAGATTTGGGCCAGTATGGCTATTCTGCCCAAGTGGGACAGACGCCTGTCCCTCCCGGTGGAGGTATGTTCAAAGTAGACCATTTTTCTGTGATAGATCATTTTCTGGAGTCTGAAGTTGCTGATATTGTAAGATATTGGGATAAAGCTGGAACGGCTGGGGGTGGTGCATATACGGTTGGTTGTAAGATGGCAAGGCTGAAAAGCGGTAAGTTTTTAGTTTTGGATGTGAAGCGAGGTCAGTGGTCTTCGGAAGTTCGCGAAGCAATTATAAGGGAGACTGCTGAAGCAGACGGTCCTTCGGTGGTCATTTATTTAGAGCAGGAGCCGGGTTCTGGTGGCAAGGATTCTGTGGATTGGAGCATAAGGAATTTGGCGGGGTTTAGAGTTTTCGCGGATCATCCGACAGGAAATAAAGTTTATCGAGCAGATCCATTAAGCGTTCAGGTTAACCGTGGAAATGTTCTGCTATTGAGGGGCGAATGGAATCGGGCATTCATAGAGGAGTTCCGAAATTTTCCGTTTGGGACTTATAAAGACCAGGTGGATGCTGCTTCTGCTGCGTTTAACCGTTTGGCATTGGCTAAGTTTCCTGGAATTTATCTTATTAAATCTGACGAGAGTGCTAAATCACTACAATCGGAGCATATTCTGCGGGGCCGGACAGTTAGAGATTCATTTTTTGCAGGAGACTAAAATTGGGAGGGTCTAGCGTGTCTTTAACATCATTGGAGCAAGCCTTGATAGGCGCGTTTTTGATGGTTCTTGGATGGTCTTTAGGATCTGAACGTAGCAGGCGAAGCATGATATCCCGCAAAGAGTGCGAGGACTTAAGAATTTCCTGTGACAAAGCTCATGCGATTAGACAAGAAGCAGATGATGATCGTTATGCGGACATCAAAGAGCGGTTATCTAATATAGAATGTAAAATTGATCAGCTTTATCGAATTATGATGAGGGATAACCCCAGTGGATCTACTGGAAGATGAAAGATGTTTGTGCTCATATAATTCGGAATGCATTGCCGAGGGTTCATTCATTGATAATGAATGCTAGGGTAAGTTTGAGATCTTATAAAGTAGCGGATGCGGAGAGATTACTCAAATTGGCTGAGCAAAGTTTGATGGAGGTAGATAGGGTGTTTTCTAGTTGCCCCATGAGAAATGGGGAGTGTTGTTTGAATGGTAGGGAGGGAAAGCGCAGTTGGTTTTCATTTTTAAGAAGGAAGAAGGGGGAAGGATGAAGCCACGTTCCCGCTTTTTATTTGAAATAGCTAAGCTTTTGATTTTTGCGGAGAAAGAGGGTATTGAGTTGATTTGCGTAGATTTTGATCGTACTGAGGAGGAGCAGCGGAAGTTGGTAGAGTTGGGTAGGTCTCAGATTATGAATAGCAAGCACTTGAAGTGGTTGGCTATGGATTTGGTAGTTGTTAACGGGGATGGATCATTACAATGGGATGCTGATGGGCGTTATCAAAAGCTTGGGGAATTTTGGGAGGGTTTGGGCCACATTTGGGGGGGTAGGTGGTCAAGATTACATGATGTATATCATTTCGAGCTGGAATAATAATGTGGTGGGAAAGAGCGAAGGATTATGATTTGATAATGACCTGGCCTAAGTTGGAAAATCATGATTTATCGACTTTCGTGATCTCTGGTGGAATAATGCTATTCACTGGCGGAGGGCCTTCCCACGTGATGATTTACCGCGAAAGGAGGTTGATTTGGGAAGTAACCTGGCCTAAGCCGAGAGTAGTTGGGGCGGAAGCTTGGAATACTGAGAATTATGACATAGAGATTGGATTTCACTGGGTTGCCGAATATCAAAGAGATAAATTTTTGAAATTTAATGCTCCTTTGATGGATCAGCAAATGAGAAAGATTCTTACGTTGGGGAAAACGTATGATATTTGGGAGTTGGGTTGGCAATTACTAGATGAGTTAGGAATTTATCACTTGGATAAAAGTGATCAGAGTCGTTTTGTATGCTCGTCTGGGGTGGAGAGCGTCTGGAAAGCGGGAGGATTGCCATTTAGACCAGATCAAAAACTAGTAAGCCCTCAGGATATTCGAATGAGTAAGGATTATGGGATAAGGTGGCAAAGTTGGGCCTCTACTTCAGCAATTAGAGGAAGAGAGGAGGAGTGCCAATGGGCTGGGTGAAAGGGATTTTTTGTTTGGTTTTGATTGCCCCGCTAGTAGGGTGTGCTACTATTGGAGTTCAGGGAGTGGTGGATTTTGGGAATGAAATGATAGGGGATCCTGAGCAAGCTAAAACAGTATTGGAGTCAGCGTGTAGATCCGGGCCATTTCATTGGGGATACTTGGACGGATTGGGCTTGTTGAGCTCTTTGACTGTTGGAACTACTAATGCTGCAGATTCCTTTCAGTCTTACTGTGATAGAATTCAGTCTGGAGAAGCTTTAACAGCCTATGAGTTGGGTTATGCATTGGGAATTTATCATCGGTTGGCTTACAGTTTAGCTAAGTCTAGTGCTATCAGAGTAATGGGAATTTTAGGAGCAACAGGAGGGATTCCAACATGGTTGCCATAATAAGCGGGAATTTATTTGGATGGAAGAAAGATCGGTTTGACTCTAGAGACTATTTGTTGCCTAGGATTGTGAGAGTCCCAGAGGAGTTGCCGAAGACTGTGATCCATTCGGGTTTTTTGTCTTCTGTCAGGGATCAGGGCAATGAGGGAAGTTGTGTGGGGTTTGGGATTTCCGGTTTGATTTATTCTCAGGCTGGTATGTCCGGTTGGACGGATTCTGAGTTGTTCTCTCCCCGTTGGGTTTACAATGGAGCACGGTTTTTGGAAGGAAGGTTGGATGAGGAGGGGGCTTACCCGAGAGATGCTTTGAAGTGGTTGGCGCGGAAGGGGAACTTGCTAGAGAAATTTTGGCCTTATGAACCGTGGAAAGAATCCAGCGTCCCTCCTCCTGGCAGGCTTGATTCGGAAGCTGTTAAATATCCTTTGGTTTCTTACCGCAGAGTTGATGGGGGGTTATTTGGTTTGTGCGAAGCTTTAGCTCAGGGACATTTTGTGGCTATTGGTGCGCCTTGGTTTGATAGTTGGATGATAACAGATTCTGAGGGAAGGTTAGCGAGGGTAGATGAGAAATCCGGGATTGCCGGTGGCCACGAGTTTTTGATGTGGGGATATTCCGATTTCCCGCAAGGTTATTTGTGCTGTAGAAATTCATGGGGCGAAAAGTGGGGAAAGGGCGGAGACTTTTTCATTCCGATGAGCGCTGTGGAGGTTTGGAAAAAGACTTATGGTTATGATGCGTATACAGTGGAGATAAAATGGGAAAAGGAACCTCCAAAGCCTTCCAGAAAATTAAAATTATTTTTGGATGATAAAGCGTTATGGGAAGGGGAAATTTAATTCAACTAGATAAAAGGGGGAATTTTTCATGGAATGGAAAATTGGAGAAATAGCTGTTAGTGGGTTTATAACTGTGGTTTTGGGTTTGATTTATGGAACTTTAAAGACTGAGAGTGATGTAGCTAAAGGGTGGATAGCGTTTCTGGTAGGAATTGTCTTTGGTTATTTGTTTATGATTTATAAAGCTGTTCCACTTTCAATTCAAAGCATTATTGAGTATTTGTTCACCGGAGCGCAGTTGGGACTAACGTCTATTGGTTTGTATCGCTTGACTCGGCGCGATGTTTGATTTTTATTTCCCCTTCCTGGTCTAAGGACTAAGAAGAGAGAGGTGCTGAGTTGAAGCTTTTCGGATGGTTGAAAAAGAGCAAAGATGATTTCATGTCTTTGCCTTTCAATGATATAGATAAAAAAGCTAAGGATTCAACAGCTTTTTCAGTAAATTTGATTTCCTCTTTGTGGAAGGGCGGAAAATCTTTAGAAGATCAATCCTACGCTCGATTTGTAGATGCATATAAAAGTTGGGTTTACACCTGTGTAGATAAAATTTCTAAGTCAGTCGCAATGATTCCATTGAATTTGTATGTATTTCGCCAAAGCGGGAGAAAAACCATTCTCGGAAGTGGGTTTTATCAAACTTTAAAGTCTTTTCCGGATTCTTCTAAACGCAGAATTTTTCTAAAAGCTCAAGGGATTGAAGAGGAGCAAATAACTGACCATCCATTTTTGGATCTGATGAATCGTCCAAATGGAATTATGACACGTTTCATGCTATGGTATGAGACTATGGTTCGATTGGAGTTAAGTGGGAGCTGTTGCTGGCTATTGATTAAAGATAAAATGGGCATTCCTCGGGAGATATGGCCTTTACCACTAACTAAAACTGCTAGTATTCAACCAGAAGTTTCTCCCGATGCTAAAATCCAGTGCTGGTTATATATGGATGGAAATATTCGAACTGTTTTTAATCCAGAAGATGTTTTGTTTTTTCATTATCCTAGCCCCGCTTCTCCATTTAAGGGAATGAGTCCCCTTTTGGCTCAGGCTTATCCGTATGACTTAGATTTGTTTTTGCTTCAGCATCAACGGAATATATTTTTACGAGGAGCGGATCCTTTATTACATTTACACACAGACCAGGTTTTGACTCAAGATCAACTGGAGGAGATGCGCCGTTATATTCAAGACCGCTTTGCCGGTCCAAATAAGGCTGGCGAAACTCTTATAACTCATAGTGGTCTTCAGGCTTCTAAGCTGTCTCCGTCCAACCGAGAGATGATGCTTAATTCGGTAGAGCGGTTTGTAAGAGACAGATTAATAACTTCTTTTGATTTGTCTCCTGGAAAAGTCGGATTGGTAGAGGATGTGAATCGCGCTAATGCAGAAGCGCTGAATGAGACTTTTTTGAACGAGTGTCTTAGACCGAAAATTATGTTGATTGAAGAGACTATTGAGCAATTTTTACTGCCGATTTACGATGATGGTTTAACGTGTAATTTTCAAATGCCTGATTATGGCGACAGAGAAATGAGGCTGAGGGAAAGGGAAAGCAGACTCAGTCATTTTTTGAGTACAATCAATGAAGAGCGCGTTGCGGAGGGTTTAGATCCTGTGCCTTGGGGGGATGCGCCTTGGATTCCTAATAATTTAGTTCAGTTTTCGTCTGGCATGTCTTCTTCTTCCGCTCAAGCACAACAACAAATGCAGGGGGAACTTTTGTTGGAGAAAATTGTAGAAGCCTCTGATTTCGATAGCTTGATAAGGATTTTGAGAAATGGGGGATAGAGACCTTAGGTTTATCCAATTTTTGGAACTAGCTTACCACAAGGGAGTTTCGTTGGCAGTTCTAAAGGAAATGGCATTATGGTGGGTAGTTCGTGGCGGAAGAGGGTCTGGGAATTATGGTCATGCAGGACGCCCTGGGCATGTAGGTGGAAGTGCCGCAGGAAGCGGAAGAGCTCAAAGAGCCAAGGAAACTTATGTTCCTGCTACGGCAGAGGTTCAGAAACAAGCTTTAGAGAATCAAAACCGTTTGGCGCGTCATTTGGGAGGTGATGTTACGGAGGATAATCATCCATTTGATGTAATTGTTGGTAGTCATGCTATAGAAGTAAAGACTATTGTGAGAGGAAAAAATGATAAGATTACTATGCATCCAGATTCTTTACGGCGCAAAAATTCACATTCTATTCGAGAAAGTTTAACTCCTCATACCGTGGTTTTTGACGATCGTCATGGCCATATTTATTATTCTCGAGGAGTGGGAAGTTTTAGGTTAAAGTCAATGCAAAAGGTAACTTTAGAAGAAATTAGAGAAATTTTAAAGAAATAGCGGAAATGGAAAAATTGTTTATAATTTTATAGGGGTATTGCAAATGTCTTATGCGATTTATGATGCTAAAGGGTATGTAAGAGATGTGGCATCAAACTATGGGCTTTTCCAGCTTAGGGATCTGATTGCTGAGCAAGATGGTGGGTGGTCTAAGTTCCCTATGCTAGAGAGGCTTTTTGATGTGGGGCATGTTCGTAAAAGTCCGAAATTGTTGGAAGAATTGGCTGCGGTGAAAGTTCATGGAAATCGTGTGGTAGCGAAGAGCTGGAAGGATTTTGTAAAAGCATGTCTTGATGCGGACGAAATTGTGATAATAACTGATGGCTGTTGGGATGCTAGTGGTGAAAAAGGTTGGAATTCAGATCTAGGATCCGATTTTCGGGAAGAGCTAAAACGGCTAGCTCATGATCCGGTAATGGGAGAGCTTTTGAGATACCACCCTGTTTATTGGGATGTAGAGGATTTTCGTTTTGATGAGTGGAAGGCTTTTGCCAGAGAGTCGGAGAAGTTTGAATCAACATTGATTCCAGTTATAAGATCACATTTTGCTCGTCAGCTTTCTGAAGTGGAGGATCGGCTTTTTAAACTCGGGAAAGCTGTGGAGGGCCAATATGCCGGATGGGCTCAGCAAAAAGTAAGTCGTCATATAAAGACTAATTCTAGAATTGATCAGATTAATATTGACAAGGACGAGGAGGCAAAAATTTTAGAAGGTTTGGTAAGTCCTTTGATAAAGAAGATGGTGGAAACAGTAGGAAATAGGAGAATGGCTAGCCTGGCTTCTATGGAGTCTGCTGGGAGGAAAGATATTTTTCGGTTTAATGAAAATGACCCCGAAGTTTTGAAATGGATTGGAAATAGGATGCGAACATTTAGTCGGCAGGTTTCTGGAACTACTTTTGACGAGATTGAAAAAATACTTCGAGATGGATTTATCCAGGGAATTCCCATTCCTACATTGGCGCAGGTGTTGAGGGATAAATTTGCACTTTTTGATAAATACCGTGCCCCACTTATAGCCAGAACTGAAACCATTTCTGCTATGAATTATGCAGATTTGGAAGCGGTAAGGCAGTCTGGAATAAGTGATAATTTGCGAAAACATTGGTTGAGTGCTAGAGATCCGGCTTGTCGGGCTTCTCACGCGGTGGCGGATACAAAATATGCCAAGAAAGGTATTTCCATTAAGTCTAAGTTCCGCGTGGGTCAGGATTCTATGGTTGCTCCTGGTCAGGGTTCTGTAGCTGGGGAAAATATAAATTGTCGATGTACTTTGTATTATACTAAGTCCAAAGCTATTGCTGACGATTTTGAAGATGTTCCCAAACCAGCTGCTAGTCCAACTGCTACAGTTGAAGGCCCTGCTTCTGCCCCTGTCGTGGAGTCTCCTGCTCCTGTCGCAAGTGGCGTTGAACTGACAGAGAATCAGAAAAATGCTATAGAGTTTGTGCGTAAGATAGGAAAGCAGGTATTTTTTGATCCAAAATTGTTTAGAGAGATAGCTGAGAGTTGGAAGGCTAAAATTTTTGAGTATTCGGGCAAAACGATTCCAATAGAAGACGTTGAGAAAATATTGTGGGAATTATCCCGCAGAGTTGCAAAAGAATTTCCAATTGGAATGCGGCGCAAAATGCATCCTGATACTATTAATGCATTGATGAATGATCCAAGATTGTTAAATCAATTTGAGGTAAAAGCTAAAACTGGAAAAAATAGAGGATCGGGGTATGTTGGTCCTGAGAAATGGAGTGCCCGTGATAAATGGGAGGGACTTCTTTTTGATTCGGCTTATCATAAACGCGATGATTATTTGAACACTAATCCAGGCATGCCTCTTCCTTTGGAAGCAGCTAAGGAAAGACCGCGTTACGGCTTATTGATTCGTGGAAGACTTGATAAGAAAAATGTAGAGTTTTACGGTCCTTATGAGTTGGTAATGAAGAGAGACGTGATTGATAGGATTACCATAACAACTGACAATAGTAGCCATATAGATAGATATTTTCGTAAGTATGAAGTCCAATGTTTATTGAATGAAGGGGAAAATTATGCATTAGTACATAATATAATGGAAATATTAGCGAGAAGAGCAAAATGGCAGGATAAATTCATACCGGAAAATTTACGTAACATTTTTACAGAGCGTAATCCTTACTACGAAGTACAGTTTCATGGGGATATGCGGATGGATAGAGATGTGGAATATATTATTGTGCATAAGAAAGAATCTCGATTCGAATTTGATCCTCATGCAGATGAAAAATTGGAGGGTGTTTTGGCATTAGCTAAAAAGTATAATATACCTGTTTACGATGAGAATGAACAGAGGTTGGATCAATGAAAATATTAGCTGTGAAAAAAATATCTAATGATAGTTTTGATGTCTGGATGGAAATGAGAGAGAATCATTTTCAGGAATGGGCAGTGACATCTAAGTTTTCTCGAGCTTTGGGAAATATTATTCATTTCCCCAACGGATACGAAATTTTTGCATTAGTTTACGGAAAATTTGAGCCTGATGTTGATTTTTTTCTCAAACCAATTAATGTAGAGAGATTAGATTATGATACAGTAAAGAATGTATATGAGTCAGGACCGATAATTTAAGATTTATTTTTTGGAAAGATTCGAGTAAAATTCCTTTTTGAAAGGAGGGAATGAAAATAAAAACTAACAACCCGAAAAGAGGGGGAAACCTCGATGAAAACAGAAATTAAAATCTTTCCTAGTATAGTTAAGCAATTCGATGATTCTAATCTGATTGTGGAACACTTTATTTCAACAGAGAAACCCGATCGTGTGGGAGACATAGTCAGAGCAGATGGTATGAGGATAAGCGGGAAGCCGGTGGTTTTATTTGGACACGGTTACGGCCCAATCGGAAATGAACCTATAGCCAAACCTCTTGAGGTCCGTAAAGGAGAGTTCAACGGTAATCCGGGATTGATAGCTAGGACGCAGTTTTACGATGGAAGCCATTTGACCCCGCCGGACAACACTGGTCAAAGGTTGTATGAGAAAGTTAAGAATGGTTTTCTGCCTAATTGGTCTATCGGTTTCATTCCACTTAAGTATCAAGAAATAGAGACTAATGGGAAACGGGGAAGAGAAATTTTAGAATGGGAATTGTTAGAGTATTCTCTAGTAGCAGTGCCTGCTAACCCTGATGCACAAACCCTAGATTTTTCCAGCGAAATAAAAGCTTTAGAATTATTGAAGTTTCGCGTCAGTTTACTTCCAGACTTAGATGATTTATTGGAAATGGACGAAGTAAATTATGAGGAAAATAATCTTCTGGATTCTGAGAGTAAACCATACCCAGGGGAACACGCTTGCCGACTGGAAGACCCGGAGAAGTATGAAAAGTTCCGTAGACAAAATAATAAGTTTGGGGATGGTATACATGCTATATGGGGAATACTAAAAGGTGGGAAAGTAGAATTACAAGCAATAAGGTTTTCTAAAGACAAATTCACACCATCTCAAGCTCAGAAGTGGTTAAAAGAAAATGGTTTTGAATGTAAAGAGTTTGAACCAGCTGAAAGAGAAAAGATGATAGATGATGAAGTATTTAATGATATTAATTCAATGGAAATGAAGAAAATTTTGCCTTATCGTAAAACTCCATTAGACCCAGAAGAGTCTGAGTGGGATGCCAATAAAGAGGTAGCCGATGCTACTGTGGATGATCTGAAAATAATGTGTGCTTGGTATGATGAAGAGAAGCCTGACGTGAAATCATCTTACAAGTTACCTCACCATAGAGCTTCAGGAAATCATAATTGTGTATGGAGAGCCGTGGCAGCTAGTGCCGCTGCAATAATGGGAGCAAGGGGAGGAGTTAAGATCCCCCTGGCAGATCTCCCAGGTGTCAAAGCACATATCGGTAAACATTATGAAGATTTTGATAAAGGCCCCCCACCTTGGGAAAAAGAGTGGGGGATATTTTTGGATAGCATAACTGATGAGGATCAAAAGGCTAAATTGGCTAAGATGCTGTGGCAGATATTTGAAGAGGAGGTGATTGAACCCCAATCTCAGAAAAATGATAGAGAGGATGAGTCTCTATCGTCATCTTGGTTCAAAGAATGGGAATCTCTCGCAGCTAAAGTGAGTGCATTGGAATTGGAGATTTTCTCGATCAAGGAGGAGATTGGGATTATTTCCAAAAAGATGAATGCACTAAATATTAACACTCCTCAAGATGATGGTGGGCTAGGGGCAGATTCGGAATATGATTCCGAGTTCGCAAAGGGGGTAGCGGATGATTCCTCTCTTCTGAATCATTCGGATGATCACGATATGGATTCTGGGAATGATTCTGAGTCCACTGTAATTATCCGGGCTCAAGAGGAAGAGCGAATCAATCTAGACCCAGAACAAATTCATGCCCTGATTCAGTCGGTGCTTTCTCGCTCAGAGGGAATGTTGAGAGCAGAAATCAGACGGATGATGGGCAAAGTAGACTAATATAAGCAAAAAAGGAGAAATAAAATGGAACTTACAATGAAAGAGCTTGAGGAAAAAATATTGGAGGCCGTTAAAAGCGGCCAGATGGAAATTTTGGAGAAGGTGCGGCAGGAGATCATTCAGACTACTCAGCGGAGTATATTTCCCTCTGGTGATGGGCAAAATTGGGAGAGTGATACAGGATCGGTAGTGGATACCAGTTTTTTCACCAAGAGCTACCAGGACCGCTATGGCCGAGTGATGAATGGTAAGGAGCTCGGTGCTATTATGGCTGCTAGCGGTGGGCCTTGGGTTAAGCTTTCTCCTGCTATGGAGCTGTTTGCCAAAGCATGCTCTATTGGGTTCGATTTCAACAAGGACTCCTATGGAATTGGGGGACTCAAAGCATACAACCAGAAAATCACGGAACTTCAGCAGAAGGATGTCGCCACTGGTTTTACTACTACCGATGCGGGGGCTCTGGTTCCTATTGAATTTTTGGCAACTGTGATCGAGTTCGCAGTTGCTCAGAGCCCGATTTTGCAAAGGGTTTGGCGGATTCCGATGGGAGGGCAGACATTACGAGTTCCCCGATTGGTTCAGTCTGCAGGAAGCTACTTTGGTGGGATTACTCTTTACCGGCCTGCTGAAGCTGCTTCTAAGACGGAGACTAAGCCCAGCTTCACTTATCTTACTTTCACTGCGAATAAATTGATTGGGATCGTTCCATTGACGGACGAGGTTATTGCGGATAGTTCTATCAATCTGATTAATTATTTTACGGGGCTATTCGTCAGAGCAATGAGTTATCAGATGGAGCGCGAGATCATCCAGGGATCCGGTTCCAATCAGGAGTTTCTTGGTATTCTCAATGATTCCGGGGTTAATTTGGTTCCTCGCCAGACGGTTTCTACGGTTAAGTATGATGATCTGATTAATCTTGAGTCTGCGCTGGACGAGAATTTTGTGGATCTGAGCTTTTTGGGCAGAAGGGCGACTTTTAATGTGATTCGAAAGCAGAGGGATACTGTTGGGCAGCCGGTCTACAAAGATGCTATGGAGACTTTCATTGGCGGAAAGATGCCTCCAACAGTATTGGGATATCCTGCATACAAAACTCGGAACTGTCCTGCTACTGGTGCCCAGGGCGATTTGATCCTCGGGGATCTGGGGATGTACATTGTTGCTCTCCGTCAGGATATGACTATTGATACCAGTAGAGATGTACGGTTCTTCTATGATGAGACAGTTTTGAGATTTGTAATGAGGATGGATGGAAAGCCTGGAGTATCCGCGGCTTTCGCGGTTTTGGATAATGTGCCTGAGAGTTAAGGTTTAGCCCAGTATGGCCCTGGACTGGGTAAAAATCCCAGGGCCTTTTCTCCAGTACTAATAAAAACTTTCTTAAGTGTAAGAGGGAGTTCCGCTATTGGTGAATCGGGATCAATATGAGACCATAGATAGCGGGAAATTAGTTTTGGTTCATATCATTGATCCTGTTTTAATACAATCGTATGGTCCACGGCAATATTATGGTTGGGAAACGGCTTTACGCGGCGAACGGATGGGAAAATGGATACTGGTTCGTAAGCAGGATTTTTCATCTCCCAATTCTAAATATAATCCGGTATTAAGCCGGTCATTTTCCGGGGATATTTTTTCTAAAATGCTCCCTGATTGGAGGCGTTACTCTTGGAAAGAGCGGAAATGGGTTGGGGTTGCTTCTGAAGTGAATGAGGCGAGGGTTGCTTGGGTTCAAGATTTTTTGAAAGTTGGTGGAGCGGAGTTAAGTTGTGAAACTGCGGTCAGGGTAGGGAGGGCTTTAGGCTTTGGGGTGGACGTGATAACGGGGGAGACTCCAGTTGAGATCTTCGACAAGATTTTGAAGTCTGCGCGCTTAGCAGTTATTAATAATATTATCGGATTAAGCACACCTCATCATAAAGTTTTGATAGAACATATCTGGGACAAAAATCTTCCTTACATCAAATGGGAGCATGATCATCGAGAGCTACTCAGACCGTATTTTTCCAGAAAGCTATTCCATCTTTCTCGAATGAATGTGTTTTTGAGTCCCCTGCATTTGGAAAACCATATGCAGAAGTTGTCTATCGAAGGGGTAGCCCTGCCTTTGGCGATAGATCCAGACCAGTATCAGGCGGATTCTAGCGTAGAGCGAAAGCCTAATACGGCTTTGGTATGCAATGTTAGGAATTTTAAGACATGGAATAATTTGCAGAAGTTTATTCGCGATCATGCTGATTGGGAATTTTGGATTTTATCTGGGAATGGAAGCTTACCGGTGGAAGGGGGTAATGTTAGGCGAATCCCCAAAGTTCCTCCTAACGAAATGCCTAAGCTTTATAGCCAAGTGGAATATGTTGTGCATTTGTTGGATGGGTATGGGGCTGGAGAGAGAGTGGTGATAGAAGGGGCTTTATGTGGGGCTAAGATCATAACCAATGAGAGGGTAGGACACGCTTCTTGGGGATGGGAATGGAATGATAGAGATTTTTTAAGCTCTCAGTTGATTCAGGCTCTCCGAGATTTTTGGAAAATTGTGGAAAGGGAGATTCAATGAATAGAAGCTATTGGGAGAACCGTTATCAGGCTCAGGGAGAGAGGACGGTAGCATTTTGTGGTTTTAAAGAAGCTGAATTTCTTCAGAATAAAACTCGGCTTCAAAGATGGATGGAGGAGGAGCTGGGGAATGAATTTGCTGGGAAGATGGTTTTGGATTTTGGCTGTGGAGTAGGAAGGTTCTCCGAAGTGATAGAGCGGTGTGGGGGAATCGTATTTGGATTTGACATTGTGAGGTGGGCTCTCTCTAGGTGTCAGATGAAATTTCCCTGGACTCGCTTAGCGCAGTATGACGGGGAAAGGTTGCCTATCAAGTCTGAGTCTTTGGAGGTGATTTTTAGCTGGACGGTTTTACAGCACATTCCTCCTTCTCAGATCAGTTTCGTAACTTCAGATTTCTACCGGATTTTAAGAAGTGGTGGGAAAGTAATAGCGTTAGAAAATGTGACTCCGAACCTTCCGGACAAGTCTCATATTTGGTTTAGAAGCGTGGGGGATTATGATCGATTGTTGAGCCCTTTGAAAAGAGTTAGCGCTATGTTTTGGAAAGGTATGGATGGTAATGAGGAAATTCATGCTTTGATGAAATATGTTAAAAGTGATGATGAGGATTGGGAGGAGGAGGTGGATATTTGAGCGGGGAAAGTATTTCGAGAATGGGCGAGGAAGGATCTCCAGTTTTGATTATTTCAACCTTTGGTCCAACCCGGGAGTATTCTGATCCCGATATGATGCAAAGCACTTTACGATTTTTCCTCGGATCTCTCCTGGGCCAAACTTCCCCTCGGTGGCACTCCTTCATAGCCTGCCATGATGAGCCCGTCTTTCCTGGGATCCCCAAGGATGATCGCATCCATTGGGAAAGCGTGTCCGGGGATCCTTCCCACCAAACTACGTTGGTTTATTTACCGTTGCCGGAGCGATTTGGTAATGGGATTGAGTTAATTAGGACGGCAAAGCCGTTTGATAATCCTTTGACTGATATGAGCCGGAAGACCTTCACTGCAATTGTTAGCGCTATGCGATTTGCCTTTGCGAATAAGTTAAAAAGATTTTGGCTTTTGCGGATGGACTCTGATGATATGATATCGCGGGATTTGGTAGAAGATTTGCAACGATGGGAAGTAAAGAATGGGATTAGAGCAGTATTCTGTCGGAAAGCATATATGTTTGATCCGAGATTAGTTTTGATAGCTGAACATCGGTATTGTGGAGGATCCTTGACGTGCAATGCTTTATTATATGAGATGAACGAAAAGGGTGAAGTAACTCCTTATCCATATTACCTAGCGCAAGATCATACTTTGTTTGCGCGTCAGGTCAAATCAGACGGGATTCCGTATCGGGAGAAGGATTGGGCTTTATGTATAACCACAAATTCAGGAAATTCCATCAGTGGTCGTCCTCCGATTTATGAGGAAAAGAATACTTCAGTAGTAGCTTGGTCGAATGAGTTGTTGGAGAAATTTGGAAAAGAGGTGGGAAGATATGTTTGGAATGGAGGAGTTTGGGATTGGGATGATCAAGAATAACTCTAAACAGTTTGATCGCGAAGTTGCTGAGATTGCTAATGGTCCAGAAATGATTGCGGTACAAGCAGTTTTGCCTTATATTTACTCCAAGATTCTAGAGTTTGGGCCAAGAGTTATTGTTCAGCTTGGTGTGGGGGTTAATGGGTTGGCGAGCCGGGTGATCTGGAGAGCAGCATATTTGGTGGGAGCGAGTTATATTGGAGTAGACTTGAAAGATTGCTCGAAAAACGAAGCTGCAGTTTATGGAGAATGGTTTTTTGCCCAAGCTGATGCTAGGGAATTTCATGCCAGATTTGAGAATGTGTGTTCCTTTTTGGGAATTCGCCCAGTGATAGATTTGTTGTATATAGACCTAGACGAAAAGTATAAGACTACGAAGTTGGTTTGGGAGAATTGGAAGAGGTTTTTGTCTGAACGATGTATGGTTATGTTTCGTTGTTCTAATTTGCAAAAGACTATTTTTTGGCAAGACGGAAGCGTAAACCAACGTGGTTGGGATAATGATCGTGGGGTGATTCGCGTGATTCAAGAGGAGCTGGGGATTTTTTGGGATGAAAATGAGGTTTGGGATGGGAGGGCGAAAGGTTGGAAAATAAATCATCTGCCTTGGGGTGCGGGGCTGACCGTTTTGACCAGGGAGAGTTGAAGGTTCCTCTCTTTTGGCCTCCGGCACAGAGCGTGGACTTGATGCTGGCTGAGCTAGAGGATTCTTTAAGGAGCCGATGGTGGGGGGAAGGTCCTAAGGTAGAGGAGTTTGAGAAGCGGTTTGGGGAGAAATTTGGTTTTGACCCTGATCGATGCGTTATGACTAATAGCGGAACTGCAGCATTACATTTGGCATATCGGTTAAGTGGAGTAAGGGAAGGAACAGAAGTTATAGGTCCAGTTTTAACTTGCACTGCTACTTACCACCCTGTGCTATTATTAGGGGGAAGTGTAGAATTTGCTGATATAAACCCTAGAACTTTGACTCAAGACCCTTGGGATATGATAGCGCGGATTAGTAATAAGACGAAGGTTTTGGTAGCAGTTCATTTAGGCGGGTGGGTAGATGTGGATGCTATGCTAGAGCTGAGAAAAGTAAGCCGCAGAGGGATTCGGCTTATAGAGGATGCTGCACAAGCTTTAGGGGCAGAAGGGTTAGGAAAGGGGGATTTCACTTGTTTCTCCTTTCAAGCCATAAAGGCATTGTCTACAGGGGATGGGGGAATGCTGGTTTGTCGAACTAAGGATGATGCTGATCATGCCAGAAGACTCCGTTGGTTTGATATTGATCGGAGAATGAAAGCCGCTCAAGGATGGCAGGCTTGGACCAGACGTGGGATTACTTTTGATCAAGAGGAGCCAGGGTACAAATATCAGCCCACGGATTTAGATGCTGCAATCGGGTTGGCTGGGTTAGAAACTTTTGATCAAAACCAAGCTCACCGTCAACGGTTGGCTCGATTATATTTGGAGTTATTGGAAGGGGTGGAGCCGGTGCTTAAGCCGGGGTTTGACTGGGCTAGGGATTCGCGGTTTCATTCCTTTTGGCTACTTATGGTAAAGGTGGCGGGAGGAAAGCGGGATGATTTAGCAGAGTATTTATTCTGTGAGGGAATTGAAACAAACGTTGCACATTTGAGAAATGATATTTTTACCGTGTTCGGACCTAGACGCGAAGACCTTCCCTTTATGGACCAAGTGGAGAATGAATACATTTGTTTACCACTGAATAATAAGATTAATGATAAAGAAGTGCGTTATGTTTGCTCTAAAATCAAAGAATGGCTGTAATATAGCCCAAGGAGGTAATGGGAAAAATGGCACTTGACCCTAGCAAATGGGAAATTCAATCAGATAAAGATATTCGCTACACTGGTCCAAGTCATGGCCAGAATGGTGCCAATTATATTACGGTCTTAGAGCTTCACCGTTGGCTCCAAGATTTAGCGGATAATGATCAGGCTTCGGGTGATGATTATATGGATATCACTCGCGAGACGCCTTCAGACAAAGCTTTCTACACCATTATCAATCTCATCAATGGTTACAATATAGATGATACTACAGCAGAGTACATCTATGGTGGTTCTATTATACAATTTGATGGTGATGAGATTTATGATGGAATCCAGATTGTAGCTAATAGGGGCTGCCATGTAGAGATTATCCAGAATGGGTCTATAATTACTAACGATTTTTGGAATTCTATTCCTTACGGTGAAAGTTACAAAGGAATAAACTCTGATCCAGCTAATGGTATCTCAGCCAGGTTTATGGTCAAAGTTAGAACTGCTGGGGCAGATATAGATGGCCGAAGGTTGATTCTCCAGACTCGTGAATGGGGCAAAACTTATTCTGAGTTTAAGGTCAATGGAACTTCTCGTGGTGTAAACGTTGTTCCTTTGACCTATGCTGATGATTTGAATAATCAAACTGCTTCTGAAACGGTTGCGGGTTGGACTGGTATTACTAACCTTAACCAGGGCTATATTGGAATAGATGTAGATAACAATGGATCTCCTGAGTATTATTATTCCAAGTGGGACAGATCTACTTATACCATTAATCAATTCTATGAACGAATGAAATATCTCACTCGAAGAGGAACCACAGAAACTCTATATGGGATTAACGGAGAGCTTTTCCGGGGCATTACTCACGAGATAGATCTCACGACTCCTAGATCTGGAACATGGAACAATTATGAGCAGGTTAGTTGGACGGGTGGAACGGGTTTGATGCTAGCTATAAATTCTACATCCACTCCAACTAAGATGTGGATTCAGCTTTTGACTGGAACTGCTCCAAGTTCAGGCACAACTATTACTGGTCAAACTTCTAGTGCAACTGCAACTACAACTGGAACTCCTACTGAGAGAACCCTTTCATTCCCCTTCTGCGGAATTTCTACCGGTTCGTCGATCATTGGGGCTTATGGATTTGGTATTGAAGCCACAGATCTTTCAGCATCGGATAAAGTTTTTGATCTAACTAACACTATGAGGCAAGCTCCAAACTATGTGACTTTCACAGTTTTGGGCTTGGTTTCAGGAGAAGATTATGTTTTGGTTGGGCCTGCTTCTGGTGGTGCTTTGAATTATTCTCAGCTAACCCTCCAGACTTCTCTATCTGGGGCATCTGAAACTGCGGTTGTAGTTACAGCCGCGATTCCAGCAGATACTCCGGCTTCTGGAACCATTAGAATTCAGCTCAATTCTGGAAAGTATAGAAAGGTGAGCTATACATCTTGGACTGGGTCCACATTTACAATTCCGTCTACAGACTTTTCTGGAGACCCAGCAACAGCGCCCAAGAATGTCTTTGTAAGCTACATAGATAAGTTGGCAGATAATACTTATGTATCCTTTACTACAATCTATTCCTCAAACCGAGATTTGTTTATCCGGGTGAGAGATGGCGGTTCTACTCCCATTAAGACTTTTGAAACTGTAGGAACGCTTGGATCAGCTGGTGGAAGTGCTACGGCAGTCAGAACCAGTGATGCTTAAGGAAATAGTTTTCAGTAGAAAAAAGGAGGTACTAAGCTATGGCGGCAACTTATAGGGGTGTAGTAGTAGGTACAGCCTTTGCGGCTAATAAGAGCATGCTTACTCTTTTCAATGGTTCTGGATCGGGGGTAGTTCTAAGAGTCAAGAGAATCTGGATGCTTAACAATCAGACTAGTGCGGTTACCGGTGTTTTGACCACCATGGAAATCAGGAGGCTTTCTGCTTCTACTGGTGGTACTGCTGGTGGAGTGGTTAAGCATGATTCCACTTCTTCCAGTTTGCCCGCTCAGGTGACTCTTACCACTGGTGCAACAGATACCCTTACGAGTGATCCGGCTCTTATAAGATTCATGTGGTCGAATGATGAGCCTGCAACTGGTTCTCTTACCAATGATGAGACTGAGTGTATTCCGGCTTTGGCATGCGTGTGGGACTGTACTGGAGATTCTGACCTAGAGCCACTGGTTTTGAGAGAGAGTGAAGGAGTTTCTGTTAGGCATACTGGATCGACTACGGTTGGAATTGCAGACGTAATTATTGAGTTCACCTCTGCGGCTAGTTAAAAAGGAATCTAACTATGGCTAGGCGGCAATATAGGTGGTTCAGCTCGGGATTATGGCAAAGTCAGTCAGGTAATGCCGTCTTTGCCCTGCTGAATCCTTCTAATAGTGGCAAAAGAGTCATAGTCCATAGTATTGAGATATTCAACCATAAAACCGGTTCAGGTTCTTATTATCCGATTATAGATATGGTTGTTGGATCCACGTCTAAAACCGACTCGGTTTTGGGAGGAGAGCGCGTTCCCATTGCTAGTTTTGACACTAATTATTCTCTTCCCAGTGGTATAACTGCAAGAAAGAATACCGCGGTAGAAGCCTCGAGTTCCCAGTTTTTGAGGAAAGTTAGTGTTAGGCTAACCACCTCATCTATATGGGGATCTTCTGCCTATGGACCCATACCGTTTCGTTACCGAAAGAATGGGAGAGGGTCCTGGTTTATTGAGAGTTGGAGCTCAGATGATATGGATCCAGTTACTCTTAATCCAGGAGAATTTCTTTCTGTAACAGATCTTACGACCACGGTTGTTAACCAAGATGGCATTCCACTCGAGGTTATGGTTATTTTTAAGGTTAATGGTCATACTTATTCTTGTGATGCTGTTCCTTGCTTCTCTTCTTACAATGGGACAGCGGGATTTGTTTTACTAAACAACTCCTCTTACCCTCTCTATATCAAGAGGTTTTTCATTAAGGAGGTTGGAACTGCTGACACACCCTATTTCCAAGTGGTTCCGGTGGGGTCGGTGGATCCTTTTTCACTTGGAGATAGTATAAGAATTGTCCAAGGAGTCCCGATTGATTCCACTTATGGGTCTCCTGCTAGTGGGGATCCTATTATAGTTTTGGACGCCCCCATGCTTCCTTACTTGGTTCCTCAGCAGTATTTGGCTGATGCTTCTGGTGGTTCCCCCAAGGGAGCCAACTATCTACACACCAAGGATTTCTGGGGTCCAACCTATGGAGTCATGTTTCCAGAATTTTTGACAATCTCAGCTAGTTTGGCACTGGGAGGTTTAGCTTGGGATTACAAGAAGAGGAAATTTTTTGATTCCAAGTTTAATCTGACTCTGAATGAGGGAGAGGGAATTGCTTTGGTCTCATCTGCTGAGACTGCGGTTATAACCGCTGCAATTGGGACTTCTGGATGGCAATCCTATGATTTTGGTATTCAGTATAGTGTCGAGCCTAAAAGTATTCCTGTCATTAGAGCTACGGGGATGGTAGTGGGTTCCAGATGGGCTATTCAGAAGGCATCCACAGGTGAGTTGGTTTCTCAAGGAGTTGCCTCTGATGGAACGATGGAATATACCTATTATGGAGATGACGTTCCCCTAAATATGATCTTCAAGGTTCGTAAGGCGTCTTCATCTCCATACTACAAACCTTATGCGACTCAATTTTACTTAACCGCTGATGGGATAACAATTCCAGTCAGTCAGATTTTGGATGAGTAGAAATGGCTGTCTCCATTAACTGGGTCACGAAGGAAATAACGATTCCAAAAAACTATTTGGTCCCTCTTGGTGGAAGTTTGTATGAGTTAGATGTAAACCAATTTCGTTTAGATTTAAAGGCCATCGAGGCTAGTGAAGAGGGAATCCCATTCGTAGATACACATAGGCATAATACAGAGGTAAATCTTGCTGGAATTACCTTGGCTAGGAGCGTTGAAATTATCAACGGGTATACCGTAACGTTTGAATCCATGGGTTCCCCATACCGAGTTAAATGCGTTGGTGCGAATCATAACATTTCAGACGTTCAGAATTTGAATGAAGTTTCTCTCATCATTGGTAATACGGCCGGTTTAATTAGGGTTTCAGCAGGTAGTGGTTTAAGCCAAGAAGAACATGATGCCCTAATGGCCATAAAGCCAACTCTAGAAGATATGCAAGATGTAATAGACCAAATTTTTGAGATCAACCAGCTATTAGTGGCTTTTGTAAAGAATAAGCGATATTTAGAAAAAGTAGGTTCTACTTGGTATTTAGTTATACGGAATTCGGATGATACTACAGATTTGGTCCGCAAGACTTTGAAGGATAAGTCAGGAAATGATATTACAGATCTGGCAGCAGGCGTGATTGCCAAGGAGTTAGAGTCAAGTGTTTAATCTGCTTCCAGGAACAGGTTTAGGTTTCCCCGATAATGCTGGGATATTAGCTTTCGATTTGGGACATCCTTTTGCCCTTATTGTCCCAGAAGAATATTATGCGCTGATTCATTTAACCGCCTTGGAAACGATGGGAAATTTTTCCATAAGGACTTTGATTTCTCCGGTGATTTCTATTGATCGCTTTGAATCCTTTCATGCCAAGCGGGTTTTTGGTAGATTTTTTTGCTCAGACGGTCGCTCGAGAAAATTTGTAGTTTCTCCACAAACGGGAATTAAAGCTATTCCCAGAGTTTTACAAGCGGTAAGTAAATCTAATCCAAGCGAAATTAGTACTAAAATTGGATTTGGCCGTATTGTTTCCTGGAGAGCCCATGACTATAAGGTAAAGAGCAAGTCTAAAATAAAAGCTAAACTGCGACAACAGTAGGGGGGAAAGATGAAATGCTAGAGCCTAGTTTCGTTGTGAAATATCCAGGTGAGATTGTGGATTTAGACATAGATTTATCGCCTACTGTTCCCGAGGGAAGTGCTATTTCTTCTGTTTCTGTGATGGTAGTTGACTCCAATGATTACGATATGACATCTCAAATGATAAGCAGTTATAGCTATGCTGATAATAAGCTGAAAGTAGTGCTAAAAAATGGATTGAAAGAAAGAGGTTATACTCTTTGGGCAATAGTTGATTATAATGACGGACAAAGAATTTTCCATGATTTGGCTATCCGGGTGTTAAAGGGGCCGTGAGAAATGGCTAGCTCACCGGGAAGTTATATAGGTGGGGTGGATATCGTAATAACCTCTCATGGTCGTTGGGAGCTGTTGAGGACTACCTTGGGATCTCTGAGGTGGGCTATAGAAGGCTATCCTCATAGAGTGATTATTGTAGACGATCAATCACCGGAAATTCGCTCTAATGGAAATGATCCGCAACCATATTGTTCTAAAATTTACTCATTGGTTAAGGGTTGGGAAAACGTGGTTGCAATTGTTCAGTTAACTCAGAGGAAAGGGGTTAGTTTTGCTTGGAACTTGGGATTTAACTTGACACAAGTATTGAATTTTTGGGATTGTGGTGCAGAGTGGGTTTTGTATCTCCAAGATGATATGGAATCATTAGAAAAAGCATGGCCGGTGAAGTTAATAGATGTTTTTGAGAAAGTAGAGTCTGCTGGGGTACCTGTTGGGTTTGTGACCGGGTTTCATTCATTATATCACCCAATCGAGAAGGTTATGAAAGTTGGAGATTGGGATGTTTTAATTAAGCCGTCTTCGACTGGGGGATGTTTGATGGCGAGGAGGAGGTTTTGGGAAGAGATTGCTTATGTTCCGAGGTTGAATCCGGACGGAACTGAACGTGGATTTCCTCATCAGGGGAGGGGCAGTGGGATAGATGTTTGGTGGACGGGGTGTGTAAGTGAAGGGAAATTTTGCAGACGAGGTGCTGGGCCTAGATCTTTGTTCAGCCAGGGAAAAAAGGTAGTTTGTGTCCCGGGATTTTTGAACCATTTGGGGGAAAATGTAGAAAATTCCACGTGGCGGAAAGAGAAGAAGTAATGAAAGAGGGGAAAACACTGGTTTATTTTGCTAATGGAATTGGGAATTTTATAATGATGATGCCTGCTTTACAGTTTTTGGCCGAGGAGGGAGATATTGAAGGAAAGATTGATATAGTACTTCCTACTGGCTGGAGGGATTACCGGCGGAATGTAGTGAAGGAAATTGCGCAATCCTGGAGTATTGTTAGGAAAGTCTATCACGAGCAAAGCGAATTCATGGACTTGGTTAAGAGCCGAGATAATTACAATGTTTTCTTTATTTCTCCGCACGGAAGTAATGGCTATTCGGAAGTACACTTGTTTCAGCAAGGTTTAGCCCCTTTTCCTGCTCCAGATTGGTTGTCAGGAATTCATGAGGTAGATTATTATTTGAATCATGCGGCAACGGTTTTGGGTTGCCCAGTTCGGTATCCCCAAGTTCAATTCCCGGTAAGCCCTGTTCCTATTAGCTCATCTTTGAAATGTTCTAAATTGAAGATTGCTTTGTGTAACGGGGCTTTTGCTACTCCGTATTGGCTTAAGAAGAGATGGAAAGGGTTTTCTTCACTCGCGCAAACTCTTCGTAAATGGATAGGAGCGACTGTGATTGGTATTGGTGGTGAAAAGGAGTTATCTGGAGTGAAGTTGGATTTCGACTTCACGGGAAGGCTTTCTTTCTGTGAAACTGCTTATGTTTTGTCCTATGTAGATATTTTGATTACGACTGATACAGCGGTTATGCATTTAGCAGATTTGATGGGGATTCCTTTGGTGGCAATTTTTGGGCCGACTTCCATTTCTAAAAATGGCCCGAGGTCACAGAATTCTCTGGTTCTGACCAGCGGGGCTAATTGTGCTCCTTGTCAGTTTGATAGAAGGTTTTTGAATTGTGGCGTGGCTTCTTGTATGAATGACGTAATTTCTGATGAAGTTATGGCTGGGGTGCGTTGGATTCTCCGTAAATTAGAAGAAGAGGAGGGGTTTTCTCATGTCCATAATTCCAGGGCCGTTTGATAAAAAATTGTTCAGCTTGAGTGATCTTAAAAATCAGCTTTCTATGACGGATCCGATGGATGTGGAGTTTGATGATTATCTCATGGATTTGATTGATTACGTTACGGCTGCTGCGGAAAACTACGTGGGAGCTCGGTTAGCTCCATTTGAGAAAGAAATTCAATATTTTGATGGCGGACAGCGTGTTCTGACTCTAAAAGGGTTGAATGTTTATAATGTTTCGATTTGGATAGACCCAAATAGAGTTTGGGATAATTCGACTTTGTTAACTTCTAGCGAGTTTCATGTTAGTCCGCTTTATGGCGTAATTTTGCTACTTAGTGGAGCGGGAAGTTTGGCGTGGTTTTTGGGCGGATTCGATAAAGGCGGGATTCCTGAGGGGATTGCGGTTGTGAAAGTTCAGTATGACGGGGGATTTGATAATGTTTCAGTTCCCAAAGATCTTCGACATGCATTGATCAAGCAGGCTTCCTATGCTTTCCGAAGGCGGAAGGATTTGGGGCTTTCTTCAGTTCAGTTTCCTGACGGTTCTGTGAATAAGTTTTCCCAAAGTGAGTGGCTCCCAGAAGTTCAAGCTGTTTTGGATCGTTATAAGAGGAGCGTGTTGTAATGTGGAAAGTCTCGGTTAGTTCAGATTTGAGAGGAAAGATAGGGGTTATAACTACTGAGAAGTTGAATTTGGTCAAAAGAGTTTTAGCTGTTACGACCAGAGAAGTGGCCTCTTGGATAAAGAGTGAGTATTTGACGGGGGGAACTACTGACACAAAGCTTGCAGTGCGAACCGGGAGATTGAGAGCATCGTGCCGTCCTGCCCCAGTTGAGATAGTGGGAACGGATAGAGTGGAAGGGGGGCTGTTGATTGGGACGGTTTATGGGCGGGTTCATATTGGGCGAAAAGGGTCCTCAACCACAATTACTCCCAAAAAAGCTCGTATGTTAGCCATACCATTAGATGCTGCTAAGACTGCTGCAGGAGTTGCCCGAGGGACACCGAGAGGAGGACCTTGGGGCCAGACTTTCATTGCTAGGGTAAAAGGAAACTTGATTATTTTCGGTAAGCGTCAAATTACCAAAGGCCCGAGAGCTGGTCAATTTCGTGGTGGAATTGTTCCTTTATTTTTACTGAAGAAACAGGTTAAAATAAAGACTAGAGTTCCGTTGGAAGATATTGAAGCGGAACTTCTGAAAAGAGTAATAGAATCTTTGAAAGGTGTGAAAGCAGCAGTAACAACAACATAAGGAAAAACGGCATGTCAATAAAGGGAGTTTTTCTGAATCAAGTTTTGGAGGATTTGAAAACCATATCAGAACTAGAAGGACGTGTTCATTTAGGTCAGGAAATAGTGCTAGATTTAGACAAAATAAAAATGCCTTGTGCCTTTATCTTCACTGAAGAGTCTGTAAAAGTTCCTCGCAATCGGATTCAAGAGCTTCAATTTGATTTAATAATTCATATTTGGATTTCAAGAAAAGGAGGAATATCAATTGAGGAGCAATCTAATGATTTGGATGCCAAGGTGGAGAGAGCCTTGTTGAGTGGGGCGTGTTTAGGAGAGTGTAACAAGTTGATTCCTGATCGCTCAGAAACTTTTTATGTAGATGATGCGTTTACCGGGATGTTGCAAAGTGTTTTTAAAGTTGTAATTTTGCACGAGTGGGGTAACCCATTTAATCGTGCTACATAAGTTGAGAAAGGAGGGCAATTAAAAATGCCTACCGCGCACAGCACCGATCTTTACATTTTGGGAAAGGGGATTCTTAGATTTGACCGTTGGGTTAATGGGGTCCCAACAGGGCTAAAGGATATGGGAAACTGTACCTCATTTTCCTTGGCTCCCACAGAGGAAACCAAGAAACATTATTCCTCTCGGGAGGGCGTTCAAAAGGTGGACCTTGAGGTGACTACTTCCCGAGAGCTCGGAGTGAAATTTACTCTGGAAGAATATGATAAGAATATCTTAGCGATGGCGCTTTTTGGTGATACTTCCGGATTCTCTATCAATCTCATGCAAGCAACAGAGGTCGTGGGAACATTGGATTTTGTTGGAACTAACGAGTTGGGCCCACGTTATCATGTTCAGCTCTGGAAGGTTAAGCTACGCAGCACAGGAGAGGTTAACTTTATTTCTGATGACTGGGGAAATATCCAGTTTGAGGGCGTAGTTTTGGATGATCAGGCGAACCATCCCACACAGCCATATGGAATTATAACTCCGTTGGGAGAGAGCTAATGGTGGATGAGACTAGGGAGCTAGACATTTTATTTCCAGAGCGTGAAGTGTGCGGTTATAAACTTCGGCCTTGGTCACTGGGGCAATTTTTGGAGTTGTTGCCAGATATTGTTCAGATATGCGAGAAAATTGATGATGGCGATGCTAATTGGTATCAGCTTCTCTCCATTATCGCTCCTAAAGCTCCTAAGATTTTACAAGTCACTTTGAGACTTGATATGCAAGAGGTTATGGATTTGGGAGTAGATAAAGTAGGAATGTTACTTCTGGCAATTCTGGCAATG